CAAACGGTGCTTCTAGTGGTGGTATTTTCGGTGCTGGCGTATCTAGTGGTAGTTATACCTCTCAGATGACAAACTCCGATGGCTATGCCGCTGGTGACTCCCGTCTGCCCAAGATCCTCATTCCAATGATTAGACGTACTTTTCCAGAATTAATCTCCAATGAAATCTGCGGTGTCCAGCCGATGGGTGGTCCGGTGGGTCTTGCTTTCGCTTTGCGTTATCAATATCAATCAACTCCTCTGAACGTACAGGACAATGTGGGATCTATTACTGCGGGAGCTGGTAACAGCTATCGCCAAACTGGATTCACCGGAAACGCAGGCACAACTGCTAATACGTTGTCCTCAGAAATGGGGTATCAACTATTGGACACTCGGTTCACCGGAACTTCTTCAGCAACCCTAACGGGTCATGCTGAGTGGTATTTCGCTGCACAAGATACGGGTGTGGCACAATTGCTGGCAGACTATGAAGCAACAGGTTTGATTCCTCAAATCGAAATGAAGTTTGAAAAGACTTCTATCGAAGCTGGAACACGCAGACTTGCCACCAAATGGACTATGGAGTTAGAACAAGACATCAAAAATATGCAAGGTATCGACATCGACTCCGAGCTGACGAATGCCATGTCTTATGAAATTCAAGCCGAAATTGACCGCGAAGTTGTCATGAGAATGATTCAATCCGCGTTTAACGCTGGTTATGGTGCTGGTATCTCCATCTGGAGTCCAGTAAGTGCCGATGGTCGTTGGACTGCTGAACGTAATTTAACATTCTATCAACGTCTTATCATTGAGGCGGGCCGTATGGCCGCTCGTAACCGCAGAGGTGCCGCTAACTTCGTTATTTGCACACCGCGTGTTTGCTCCATTCTGGAAATGTTACCGGATTTCAAAGTCTTTGAAATCAATGGTACTGTTTCTACCGCTGGAGTTGGTATTGCGAAAGTTGGAACTGTTGGATCTCGATTCACTGTCTATCGTGACACAAGAACGGAAGTTCAGAATACCAATTATTCCCCGAACTATTATAAGACTGGAACTGATGGCGTTTCATACGGCACCAGTGGTGGATACACCTCTCCGGTTGAATATTGCCTAATGGGGTATAAGGGTTCTGAATACTATGACACAGGTATTATCTATTGTCCGTATATTCCGATCATGGTTCAAAGAGCTATCGATCCGGTGAACTTTACGCCTCGCGTTGGTCTAATGACCAGATACGGGATCGTAACGAACATCTTCGGAAGCGCCCTTTATTACCACATCGTTGTAGTCAAAGGATTGGGCACAGCATTTACGCCTGGGTCGGTTTCTGTCTACCTGTAACGGTAATAACTCGTTGTAACTAAGCAACTTACGAACAATCTGAACCCGCAGGTGCCGAAGACCCTGCGGGTTCCTCGTTTTTACCCATAAAAATCTATCAATAAAGGGGTCGTGCTTGACATTTTAAGATGTTGTGGTTAAATACTCTCATGACAGAGGAAGACCTTAAATCAGTAGATACTTTTGAAAAGTTGTGGGATGAAAAGAAAAAATCAATCTTGGAAACTTTACAGCGTAAAGGAATAGTTGAATAATTCATCATTTTAACTAAATAATAACATGGCAACTTATACGTTTACAACCTCCCTTCTTTCAGCGGAAAAAACCGGGAACCCAAATCTTGTTGGGACTACTCTTACTTCCAACGGGGTAACTATTCTCACTCTTTCTACTAATGATGTCGGGATTGCTTTTAACCCAGTGTCTCCTCTAAGTGCATTCTCTTCTTCACAGATCACCGCGTTTGCCACCCCTTCTCTATCTGCGGCAGCTTTAACCGCTGTAGGGTTACTGTCAAGCGGACCTCTATCAGATTTACCCGCCCTAACCGCATCCCGCATAAATGTATTGGGAACCACTATGCTTATAAACACCGCATACGCTGGTAAAACTTTCGCAGTTATTAAAACTCCTATGGTTAATAGAGTGGTCGCCCCGTTTGTACATTTATCATTCGCACAATTATCTGGAGTCAACAGCTTGTCTACTACCTCACTCGCAGTAAGTTCCGTTTCCGCCACTACGACAGACGCTCAAACCTCAGAGACCATTAGAAAGCATCTTCTAGGTTACTATTAATAATCCTTGTTTACACCCAAAAAACCCGCTATAGCAATATGGCGGGTTTTTTGTTGACAAACGACTCACTAGAGATAAGTATCCATATGACTGATATCAATACTAATACTATTCCGGTTGGAGATTTGACAATCAAGGATTTAACCATGCTCGCCCAAGTCCGCAACGTCGCAGACCAAGAGGTAAGCTATCTGGAAAGTTTAAGCATCTCGGCAAAAGAACGCTATGATATGGATTTAACGAACTCGTATAAAGATTATATTAAGTGTAAGGACAATCCTTTCTGGAGAGCGTGGGGAATGGATAAAGAAGATTTAATATACGGTAGTAAGATTTTTAACCTTATTATACTCGGATTCAACAAACTCACCGGACAAACATTCTCCAGCGCAGCGGGATCTTTTGTTTGTGATACCGAGCAAGAGGTAAAACAGTTTTTAAAAACCGAAAGGCCGTTGCTATATTGTATATATAAACAACCGCCTATACCAGCGTGGAATCCTAAAACTTTCGAACCAGACCCATCTGCTGATCCCATTCCCGCCCGTTTTATCGTAAGGCGTCATATTAAAATCGGTAAGCTATCGTGGTTTAAATATCACCTACAATTTATCCTTCCCAAGCTCCCGTTGAACGAGTACTGGTTCAAGTACTTCTATAGGATGTATCTCGGTTAAATAGTTGTAGATGTTTGTACGTGGTTCTGGAACTGGGCAAGAGTATAAAAGGATGGACTCCACCCTCTTCAGAGGGATAGTAGTCAAGAACGATGATCCACTTAGACTCAATAGGGTCAAGGTATACATTCCAGAGATTACCAATCAACCGTACGATGGATGGTTTGAAGCGTACGACGCCATCAATGTCAAAGCGCCCGGAGTCAACAATGAGACCGACAACTGGACAGATGTTAAGATATTCGAGGAAATCGCCAAACTTATTCCATGGGCGGAAATATCTTATCCGGTAATGGGAGAATCCGGGTGTTATAGATACTATAACAAGAAAAACGGAGAGATATCAACCATATCCGATTGCAATTATGAAGACGGGTTTCAGATAAACGACATGGAACCAGTCTCCTTGGCACTTGGTTCTTTCTGTCCTGCGTATATATATGAGAACGTGGAAACCGCAATCGGAGACGCTTTCTCCAATCCGGTAGACAACCTATCGGTTAAGTGTAACCCGTACGCGTACTCTTATAGACCGTCCAAACACGTCAACAAGTCCAAAGGGATGTTCGGGGTTCCTGAAGTAGGGGCGAAAGTTTGGGTATATCATTACGACGGAGATATGAACTTCCCCATCGTCACGGGCATATATCATGATTATAGGGAGCTTACCCTGATCAACGATACCGACAACCCGGAATTGATAGGACCGGAATATCCGTCCAACTTTGAGAATTGAATAATCCTTTTGCGGTCTTAAATAGGTATAATGGCCATAATCTATAGAAACCGCTTTGTCCTAAACCAACGTGGGGGTAGCCTCGACATTGATAATACAACTGATAAAGAGAAGATTAAAATCTCCCAACGGAGTGGTAGTAATATATCACTCACAAACATGGTCAATTCCGAGCTGGCAACCAACAACAAACAAGTCAACGTGGTCAACGATTCCTTCGAAACTGTAGGAAAAGACAAGACGATTTTAGTAAATAAAAACCACACCCTTAGAACAGGAGAGAATAGTTATGCTTTAAAAGGGTTTAAGGATAGTATCCAGTTGGAAGCGTTCCAACAGTGGAAGGACGTCTACACGTACGTTGCCAATAAAGCCGCACAGTTTAAAATAAAGCGCGGAGGTAGAGGATACCCGAATTGTATCTACGAAACCCCTAAGATTGGAAGCGCAGCCAAGAACCCTGTAATAGGAAGTCCCACGGTCACGGTTGAAAATAACTTTTCGGGCTACACTGGCATACCCATACGGGATAACGCCAACGACCAAGTTGCCACATATATAACGGTTCCCGACCATGGAACTACCAAACCCGCATCAAAAAAAGGAGTCTCCCTGAATGATATTGAGGTATCTGCGGGAGCGTCCGGGTCCAAAGCTCCGGGGGTACTAAGAGGTGCGAAAGAAAGCGCGGCTACAGAAGGAGGATCATGGGATATAAATGACGACACTTACAATCTGGCACAGATATTAAAAGGATTCCAGACAAACCTTATACCCATTGAGCAGAAGATGGGAGATGGTGGAGACGAGACATACCTAACCAAGCGGCACAAGTTTGAGCAAGTGGGGGCGGTATTTAACGACTACCCAAGTATTGTAATCGATCCAGTGGGAAGAAGCCAACCGTTTGAAATGCTGGTATCGACCACGGGAGCGTATAAGAACCATGATGCGGTTTCCCATATAGAGGAAGTGGACAACAGTACCAACTTCCCATGTGGAAATGATGATAAGGTTGCTGGGAACAGGTACTCTCGAATCGTTGGATCTGGAGGTATTCAGCTAAAAACCACCGGGAGTATGGAGCTGGGAGGAGCGGTACTAAACGCGGGATTCAAGCGAATCCATCTAAATTCCTCTCACGGCATACAAATAGGATCGGAAGAGTTTATTGAACTCCAGTCTATAAAGAGTATCATTCTGCGAACCGAGCGTCAAGTTTACATTGAAAATTCCCTAGGAGTTAAAGGAAATGTGGTAATCGGAGGGGGCGCGTACGTAGAGGGGGAACTGTATGTAAACCATATAACCGCTCCTCTGGAGGTTCATCAAACAGAGGACACCGTTCTATATGGTAAGTTTAATACTGAAGTGCCGCGAAGATTGGCTATCGGAGAAGTCTTCTGTGATTACGGCAACGAGGTAAGGTGGAACACCGTGTACGCTCTAGGAACCCACAATCTTATTAAGAACTATCCACATAGTCACCACCATAATGGAATACCGATTCGCCTGACTCGTTCCAATGCGGACGTTAGAAACTTCGCTCAAGCGGAGAACATAAACGCCCATAATAACGTATCCCCCGCGTTACCGCAACTCCACGAAAAGAAGGTCGGAGAAGCTACCAGTGTTTAAGAGTTGTGCCAAAGGTCAAGTCCAGCTTGACCTTTGGCGTATATTACAAACACTTACCGAATCTCATCCACGATTCCATACGCGAGACATTCCGCCGCATCTAAATAGATGTCCTTTTTCATCAGCTCGTCCAGTCTTTTCATGGGGATTTTTGTATACTCCTTATAAAAATCCTTCAGGATCTTCATAAGCTTGGTACAGTTTTGTAAATCGTTTTCCATTTCGGCAAACGTCCCATACGATTCAGACGATAATTGGTGAATCAGCATGTGACTATACTTACCGATAAACCGTTTATCTCCTACGGAACTTAATAAAGTCCCTGCGGATGCTACCAGTCCATCCACGTAAGTATACGTCTTAGACCGTAGATTCCTAATAGTATCTACCGTTGAGAAAGCAGGGTATAGTTGTCCTCCCGGGGTACATATATGTAGATGGATAATAGGAGTAAACGAATCTTCTCCTAAAATGGTTTTAGAATGTTGAAGTTTATTATCAATCTCAACCAAAACTCGATTTAATTCTAAACAGGTTTCATCGTCAATATCACCATAAAAGAATATAGTGTTTTCAACTACCCGGATTCCTACGGATATTTGTTGGGGTTGATCCGGCCCATTATTTATATAAATGGGAAATTGGCCTGCGATTTTATTATTATCCTCGACTTCCGAAGATAAGCGTTTTTTATGTTTCCAGTGCATATAATTATGTGTTACCGTAATGGACAAGCCCCTCCCGCACATTCCAATCCGTCCAATACTTCACTACTAATATTTAAGTGAAGCCGCACAGGTTTCAATCTTTTGATGAGTGAAAGGTAGGTCTTCTCGTCGATTTCCTCATAAGGAGCTTGTTTAAACCCATGATTGGAATGTAAAAGGAAACTGAGAGTTTTACATTTGGTCTCATAATTCTCTTTCATCCATTCCTGAATCCCTTCTAATTCATCAGTACTGTAGTAAATTGTTACCGAAACCGAGTTGTCGGACCAAACCGTTTGTAATTTATTGACAAGTTCCAATTGCTGGATTGCGGTCATATCGGCGGATAGAATGGCGTCATCACCGACCTGACAAGGAAACTCCACGGCGAAGGTGGAATAATCCTCTGACCCGTCGAATCGAACCACATACTCCATTTTATATCCAGCGTCTTTACAAACCTGAACCAACGGGTCGGAACTACCTATACGTATTCGTCTTATATAGAATCTGGAATACGCAGGGTGTCCACCGGGAGTCGCGCCCGCCAATAAAGAAGCCGTACCACTAGGTTTGACCGTAGTCAACTTAATACTGGTGGGCCATCCTCTTTGTTGACTCCAGTCCTTGTCGAGCTGGACAAGTTTTTTATAACATTCGTCCAGCCACTCCAGTTTAGGTATGGACTGACAAACGCCCGTAACGCCTAGTCCGATGCGCCGATTCTTCTTACCTATTTTATCGGTTTTCTCGTATAAAGCGGGGAGAGTCCAAACTGCCTTTTGTGTTTTATATAAGAGACGGGCGCAATCAAACAATTCTTCTTCGTCGTTTATATTGTTTAAATATATCTCGCAAAGATTACATGGCTCTCCATCAGCTAGAGTAATTTCCCCACACGGATTTATTCCGTCGCAGTTGTCAGGTTTTTCCTCCCCCAATCTTCCAACAGATCTACACAAAGGAAGATTCATAAACCCATACGCCTCCCCTTTAGCTTTTCCGGTTTTTTTATCTAACACGTATCCATTGTTCCAAACGTCATCTGATATGTGAGAATATTCGTCCGCGTTAATGGTGTTGTTGGACTTATCCCGCCAATTCGGAATCTTTCCATCTGCCCAATTCTTGGCTTTTATGAAAAGATAATCGTCTGGATCACCTACAGCTATTTGAGCGGAATTATGAGTCAAGTAACCATTCGCAAAAAACTCATGCACGTCTTCTACCTCAATGTCGTAAGTTTCTACCTGAGAATTGCCCATTTGGACTTCTAATACTTCAACTGGACATAGTGTGGGGGTTATTCCAGAGTATCTTTCATATCTATCTATGGTGACTTGTTCGTTTGAATACGCCCCAAGTTCTCTTTTTCCATGAACAAGCCAACTACTTGGGTATCCATTGGAATAATTCGTTTTACTTGAAATACGAATATCCTTTTCCAGCATTTCACAGTTTATAACTTGGTTTTTTGAATGATTGGTTATCAACACGACATGGTATAATTTTTGCCATCCTAGTCTTGACGGGGTGTTTTCACTACCCTCGTTTAATCTAGATTCTATTCCGCATGAATATAATAACGCTTGTATTTCCTTCGCAAAATTTTCATAGACGGTAGTTACTACATGTACAGGTCTATTATTTGCAGCTCCATCACCGTCCATTACCCCACACACAAAAGCCAAACGAATCTTATGATTCGCCCGCAGTATATATTCTGGGACTGTAAGCGGAACGTTGGCTTGTTTTAGATTTTTGTCTAGATACCACGCTATTTGTTTTGATTGACAACTAACCATCCATGAGTTTTCATTTTTCCTATGTTTTAATACCACATTGACCAACCCGAATCTTTCCAGTTGTTGTTTCGCTCTTTCTGCGATGGAGTATTCGTTTTCGTTAAAAACCAAAGAGACACACGCGTTGAACCCGTTATTATCATAATTCGGGTAAGTATACCCGTCAGCCTGAAAAATACCTAAAAACCACGCCATGTCAGAGTCTAGTTCTGGTACTATAATATCCTGACAAGTGGTAGAATGTTTACTTTTCTCATATTTCCACTCTGGAAGATATGTTTGAATCCCGGTGCAAATATTTCTAGAAGTCCCCAGTCGGTCTCCCGCTTTCAAGTTTTGGGCCTCCACCCATTCATATTCACCCCCCAAGTTTTTCAAAACCGCCATTTTATGGTTGGGGGTACATTCAAAACTTCCGTCCTGAGTTTTAATAAAAATGGTGTTCTGTTTTCCTTGATAGAAATTGTTGAGTACTTTTTTATACCCGTCTACAGTAAGAACTCGATCTCCGACTTTAATATTTTTAATACGTTGTAATCCTTCGTCGGTGTGAACTAGCGTATATTCTGGGAGACACCTTCGTACGTTACCAGCTACCACGATGGACCCGATAAGATTGTTGATGTCCAGCACATCAACAGAACGCAGTTTTTTACCCTCTCTCCCCCGGAATACGGTGAAGATGGATTCCAGCCCTTCTATAAGAATCTGCGGCCCGCTTGAAGTCCCTCCGAATCCTTTTATCGGTTCCCCAAGCCCGCGTACCAGTATAGTGGAATACGTAAACGATTTTCCCGTAACAAAATAAGAATTCAAAACCTTCCTTAATAGTTCCACCCAACCCTGCCGAGAATCGGGTACGATAAAATCCGCGTCCTTGGACAGTATATGAGTGATAGTCACCCCTTTTTTAATTTTGGGAAGCTCATGGATATCCTCCCGTTTGACGGAAAATCCAACGCCCCCTCCCAACATAAGATGTTCAAACAGAAAGCAGAAGTCTTCCAGCTCCCGCATGGAGACCCACCAACACGCCAACAGGCTTGCCAGCCCGAAACGATCTACGGTAGAAGTCCCCAGCTGCCAGAGCATCCTACCACCAAAGGTGCATTTTAAATTGAATACTAGATCGTATAATCGTTCCGCTTCCTCCTGTGTATATTCCGCTCCTATTTTTTGCGCTCCATTGATACATCGGGCGACGGTCTGCCACCATTCTTCAGTGGTGTCCGCATTGATCATTCTGGAGTACGTACGTTTATATACAATGTATCCAAGACCGTTAAAACCCCAATTGGGTTGTCGGTACATGTATTTGGTTAGGAATGGTTCGGTTAGTAAAGTGCTGAAACAGTATGTTTCGTTGTATGTTGGTAAATCTTGTGTTCCCATAATTAAAGTTGCGTGCTGACGATAAAACGATAGTAGCATGTCCGCGCCTAAAGTCAACCTTGTTGCTGGATTATTTACCCGGAAATTGGTCAGGTGGACCACTCTTGGAAAGTTTCATCGCCATGATAAATACCGTATCTCGTTAAATATGTACATGAAATACAAGGGTCTGGAAAAGGCGTATGAAGAAGTTCTGGAAGAGACGTGGAATGGGCTGTCTATGAATCTACCGCCAGTCAAGGGCGGGCGGGAAACGCCCTCTGAGACCGCTATGGGACTCGCTTATAGACGCGGATTCAATATCGACAATGGAAGTCTCTACAACCAAAATGCGGCCAATGGACAGCAACCATACGAGCAAGAAGAAGCACCCATACCGCAAAGACTGACCGACGAGCAGCGTCGTATAGTTCAACAAAGATACGCCCGCTATAAGTCTATAATGGATGATCCATGGAGAAACGATTTCCATGATGACGAGCAAGCGGAAGACGAATGGAGATGGAATAATATGGTAGAAGAAATTATGGCCCAAATGCCTCCCAACGTTACCGAGGATATGGTAGAGCTAGAGCTTGAGAGATGTAGCTAAAGGTACGATATTATGAACTTTATAAAAGACATTGGTGTGTTGTATGAGAGTTTCGTGATAAACGAAATCGCGGGGGCGATCAATTATTGGTTACACCCGGACGGCGAATTGGTAAAAGTCGCAGATCATATGAGCTATGTGATCGACAATTTAAACTATGGGTACTCATGGAACACAAAGAGGCTGGACGTTGACGGGGTGTATGAATCCGCGTACAATGACGGTTATATCCGAGTAGTAGAAGATCACGCCAATGTTTATTTCACTTATAAGGCTAGCAAACATCCTTCCAAACAACAGTTTAAAACGTTGTATGATCTAGCGATGGATAAGGGAAAGAATCTAGTAGATGGAGAAACTGGCAAGGTTATTGTAACGAACAATGAAGCCGAATCAGACACCGTAAGTTCGAATCGGAACGAGAAGCTGGACAGTATGGACAGGGATATACAACCATCCTTTTATAAGGTTCGTAAAAAATGGGCGGAATCTTATGAACAAAAGTTTCTAAAGGATTACACCAAACTTATTTACGAATATAATATAAAAGAACCAGAACCGGATTATAGACAACGCATGGTGGACGACGCGATTGAAGATATCCAAAAAGCGAAAGCCAAAAACATGTCGAATAACCCGTTCTATTCGTTAGAAAGCAAACTGACTTTCTGGAAAGGATTTTTATCAGAAAACGGGTTCTCTGATAAACAGGTACAAAGAATAATATCATACGCTTTATATGATCGAAAAGACCAGAACCCCCTAGGGGAATCGTAGATTGTTTAGGGTTGACAAATCCCCCAAGGCGTGATACTGTCGTTGCATGTCCAAGACCGCAAATCGCCCGCTCGCCCCAAAAGGAGGCAATGATATGGTACTCACCCCCGTTGATACCGCTTCGTTGATTATAAACCATTTCAAACCATGTGGGAAAATCCTAGATCCTTGTAGGGGACAGGGCGCGTTTTCCAACCAACTTCCCAACTGTGATTGGTGTGAGATAACCCAAGGCGTGGATTTTTTCAAAGCTTCCGGTCATTGGGATTGGATAATCACCAATCCTCCATGGAGCAAGTTTAGAGATTTTTTAGTACATTCCATGGAAGTCTCCGACAACATTGTATTTCTTTGTTTGATAAACGCCTGTTTTATGAAGGCGAGGCAGCGGGATCTAAAGGAACACAATTTTGGGATCGTTGAAATCCTCCATGTGGACACCCCTCCGAAACCTTGGCCCCAAGCGGGCTTTTCCCTTGGTGCTGTGTGGTTTAGAAAAAACTGGACGGGTTCCTGTTCTTTTAGCCACTCTGGGGGTTGACATCTGAAAAAACCGTGCTAAGATACTGAGGTATGAAAAAAGATTACACACACATTGCGATGGTTGTTGACAGAAGCGGTTCCATGTCCTCTTGCTGGGAAGACGTGCTGGGCGGCTATAAACAACTGGTCATTGATAACAAGAAAGCTCCCGGTAAATGTACGTTCACCGTTGCGGCGTTCGACACCGAGTACGACACTCTGGAAGATTTCACCGATATTCAATCTGTCAACGAGACTCTAAAAGTTTCTCCGCGTGGAGGAACCGCTCTTTTAGACGCGATTGGCAAGACAATTACTCTTGTTGGAGAAAAACTGGCGAAATTGGCAGAAGATGAGCGTCCCGAAAAAGTGATGTTCGTCATTCAAACGGATGGTTATGAAAACGCCTCTAAAGAGTTCAAGAAAGATGCCATTAAGAAAATGATCACCGACCAGACGGAGATTTATAAGTGGGAGTTCATGTTCATCGGAGCATCTTTGGATGCGGTTCACGATGCCCAATCTTGGGGAATCCGAGATTGTAATACGAGCGTTTACAACACTAATAACTCAGCCAAAACGTTTAGTCTTGTCGGAGAAAAGATGACAAGATGTAGAGGGGTGGATGTTGCTGCTTATTCTGCGGCTTGCTCGTTTACAGATGATGAGAAGAAAACCATGGCGGAATCAAAAAGTACTGCTACAGTTACTAAATAATAAGGCTTACAATGCATTCCCAATCACAACGCGGCTATGATTCCAAAAATCCAGAGGATTTTTAGGGGGAACATTGTATTAAACACTAGGATACGATTGGAGCCTCCCCTAAAAACGGAGGTTCTCTTTATTTTAAGACATCACCAACCAAACTCGCGAGTTGGCTTCAAAAGCAAAAAACGTGCTAAAAACGTTGAATCTGTGAGACAGGGGATTAAATGCCCGTAATAAACGTAATGGAAAAAGTAAAATATACTAGATTTGAATATCGAGAAGAGTATCTTAAAAGTGAGGAATGGAAACTTTTAAGAGAAACGGTTATGTCCGCTGGCTGTGACTGTCAATGTTGCAAAATTAAAAAAGCTTCAGATGTTCATCATTTGGTTTACCGAAACATAGTTGACGTTACAATAAATGACGTTATTCCAGTATGTAGGGAATGTCATACTTTTATACATCAGGCTATTGACGATGAATATATCTCACAAAACGCGTGGGAGTTTAAAAAAATAAAAGAGAAAACCCTTAATATTATAGGAGACGAGGATTATATCAGGTTTAGAAACTGGCTAACCTCCAAACATTCTTTAAGAGAAGATGAGATTTCCGAAATCAAAAAATTACAACCTTTTGTAATTAAGAAGATATCGGCACTGGTTAGAAAAAACATATGGTATGATGATTTAGTGGACAGAAAGTTTACTGGAAGACAGCTAATAAAAATTCGAAAAATAATACAAGTGGCCAACCATAGGAGACATAATAGCATTGATAGCGTTCCAAAACGTAGAGTGGCGTTTGTATATAAAAAGGTTCTTAGTCTTGAAGATGAACAGTTGAAAAAGTTTGATTACATTCCAGCACTATCAAAAACGGCGGGATTTAAAACTAGAAAAAGTATAAAAGAAGAATAAACACTAGGGCATGATCCTAGAAAATGATCTCATGGTGAAGTGGTTATCACTCTGTCTTTTCACGGCAGCGTCCCCGGTTCAATCCCGGGTGGGATTACTTAAAAGCATAAAGGTGGTCGTAGGACCACACCCGTCGCTAAAAAGGCGGGAGAGACTAGTGCAGCTCTAGTTTATGCTACTTAAATGCAGGGAGAGTGCTGGTTCTCCGAGCGTCTCATAAGCGACTCTGACGAGGGTTCGATTCCCTCCTCTGCAACTTATCCCCCGCCGCCTCTTAACAATGCGTAATTGCGGGGGTGTGTCTTTACAACAGGTTAAATAACATAGTGAAAACCTTTTTAGAATCATTTTACAAAACACAGGAATTACTACCAAGCACAACGTTTAATGATGTTCTAAACCTGAAACACATACTCGTATATAGATCGTCCGCGAGACCTGATAAAAGTGGTTACGAATCCGGCTCACACGCAGGAACAAAACAACAAGCCTTGATACGAGCGGATTATATGCTCAACGACGATGAACAATATGAGAAGTATTATCTATACGAACTGGTTGTTGATATCGGGAAAGTATACCCAACTCTTCTTGAAGATAACGGACAAGACCATGGGTACGACTACTCCCTAGACTTATCCAGTAAATGTGATACGGCTTTTTACAAAAATACAGGCGAAGGGGATATAAGAAACGAAAACCTATCGATCATAATCGTAAACCCAAAAAGCGTAATCTCCAGTAAAATGGTTGGAGAACTGACTAAGGAATACCTACTATCAATACAGAGTAAGCTTTATGAGAATAACAACAACAAAAACAGTAGACCCCTACTCATTTCAACCAATCATTCATCTCTTCAAAGACGGAGAACACTTTGTCAGTCTTAAATGGGAACTGATAGAAGATATAAAATACGCCGCCAAGATACACGGCTTCAACGCGCTTGATGAGATAGTGAATATATTACAAGACTCGTTAAAAGATCCGTCATTAGATTCGGAATTGGTTACGGTTTTAACAGATTTAAAATGTGGGCTAGTATATGAAGAAAAGAACCAGAAGGTATAGAGAACATAACGCCTCCTTATTTGTAGCATCCACGCCATTGTAAACAATCCGAATGTAAGTTTTGGAACCGCTTGCGATGGATACATGAAATCCGATACAATGGAGGACGCTATCATAGAAGCCTTACAAGGATCACAACTAATATAATATAATGAAACTAAATCAGTACCAAGACCAAGCAATACAGACGGCCATTTATGGCATAGGAAGCACGATAGTCTATCCGACCCTAGGACTCGCAGGAGAAGCAGGAGAAGTAGCCAACAAGGTAAAGAAAGTTCTACGAGACAACAACGGGGTATTTACCGATGAAGTCAAGAAAGAACTGAAAAAAGAGATCGGTGACTGTCTTTGGTATATCGCCGCCCTATGTAGGGATATAGACTGTACCATGGAGGAAGTGGCGACACTCAATCTGGATAAGCTGAAGTCGAGAATGGAACGGAACACAATAGCAGGATCGGGGGATAATCGATAATAATATGATAATTGCAACATACATAGTGATAGGGGTTATATTAGGACTAGGATGGGAGGTTTATACCCGAGCTTATTGGGGAGATTCGGACCTCAAGGGGTTTGGAATGGTAATAGGGGCGGCTTGGCCAATAGCCGTTGTAGTAGGCACTGTAGTAGGTAGTATGTTTCTTCTCAATAAATTAGTTGATAGGTGGGTGACTAATATAAAACATGTTGAAAAGGCCCAAGAGTACAAACAATATAATAGATAATATGATTAGCGTTACAACATACTTTATAGTAGGATTCATAATAGGAATGCTATGGGAAGTCTACATGCGGGTTTACCACGAAGACGAAGAGATGGGAGGAACCGGAATACTAGTCGGCGGGGGGTGGCCAGTGGCGATTCTCGTAGCTGTGGTAGCGGGGTTCATTTATCTCCTTGATAAAGTGGTGGATAAATGGGCGACCAACGTGAAACACGTGGAAAAAGCCCAAGAGTACAAGAAGTATAAAGTATGAGCGGCAACGATGGTGGTGTTGCGGCAGACTGTAAATCTGCTCCCGGTGGGTAACATTGTCTGTTCGAATCAGACCTCATACACCACACTTGGCCTTTAGTTATTAAATATTTAAATGATTAAGTTCTTAGAGTATTTTCAACTATTGGAAGCGATTGGCTCCCATACTGAATCTTTCATCCCTAATTTTTTACAGGTATCTCCTAGTACATACGGATTTAAATCGTCCGTAAACGATCTTCCGAATGGTCGTCCGTATGGATTCTGGATAGATAAACATGGAAACTTCGTCCCGGTTGGACCTTATGGACACGCTCCCTTTGGTTATAAATGCATCGAACAATATAATAACACGGTAACACCCGGAACGGGTATACCGATTTATGAAGAAGATCATGACAATATTATGGATTTTCTGTTTAAAGCCGGATGGGTGAGAGTTTTAATAGGAAGCAACACCATCTATACCTCTGGAAAATTCAAAACAAACGCACAGTCCAAAATCGTAAACATTATGAAAGAAATGTACGACTTGCCGGAAGAAAACTGGTGGACGTATAAATAAAGACAACATTCTATGGAAAACACGTAGGTAGCAGATGCCAAAACATCTGTAAAAAAAGATGGCGCATTCCTCAGTGGATTGCGGGTTAGAGTGAAGGAACTGGCTCAAGAAGCTACGTTCATAAGACACGAAGAGAACAAGATAAAGTCGAAGCGCAAGATTACTTGGTGTGACGGCGAGTTTTGGGATCTTCGAAAACACAGGATCTATGATGTGAGGAATGCCGCGAGAGCAGCACAACTTGCGTACGGATTCTTGAGAGGGGTTCCTTACAGGAAAATCGAGCCAAAAACCAACTTTATCCTTCCATATTACTGGAACGTAATAGAGAAAGAGATAAAAAGATTGGCTAAAAAATTCGGCAACAACGTCAACTTCGACGAGGAGATTGATGCGTGGCTGAAAGAGTGTTGATAAACACTAGGATATGATTCGTCATATCCGAAAGGGCAGGTCGTCTAGTGATAAGACAACGATCTCTAAAATCGTTTACGCGGGTTTAATCCCCGCCCTGCCCACCTTTTAACAATCCCAAGTAGCTCCAACGCAGAGCGGGTGCCTGTTAAGCACTAGGATGTTGGTTCAAGTCCAACTTTGGGAGCAAATCTATTACAGGCTGACTGGTGAAGCGCTTGCTTTGGGAGCAAGATGAGTTGAGTCCGATTCTCAAGTAATAGACCAAACTTTATATGACAAAGAAAGAATATGAATTAAGATTACAGACAAAAGAATGGAAAGAATTCTCCAATTCTTGTAAACTTAAAATGGATAATCGTTGTCAAATGTGCGGGCATCAAACGTTTGACAATAGCAAGTTACACCTTCACCATATGAGCTACTCGTTAGTTGATGAGGAGAATGAATACAAGGTTTTGATTTTGTTGTGTGAAGATTGTCATGAGACTTTTCATAAAAACTCTAAAGCCGCTACTAAATCTTGTGATAGAAACTACCTTCAATTACACTTAGCAAAAGTTTTAATGAGAGCTGGTAGGGACGTATCTTATTTTCTAGATTCTGGAAGTTCTTTGAATTTGAAATGGGAACTCTTTCCGTTAAAACTTAAAGGGGTCCAAAAGCCATACGAAGAAAAAAAGTTAGAGGCTAGTAACTGGACCCCCGAAAAAGTTAAAAGAGATTTGGTGTTTATCAATAGGATATTGGACGGAGAGACCATTCCCGATGAAATTATTATAGAGACTCTAGGAATTCCCGACTATCCAAGACCTAAAAAATGGAGAAAAAAACTTTTAAAACATCTTACGAACTATTCTTACAAATACAGATTATAAACTAGACTCAACAACAACGGGGCAATGGTTAGATAGCGAACCTCCAGACTTTTAATCTGGCAAGGAAGGTGCATGTCCTTCTGCCCTGACTTATGAATGAAGAAAAATTATTATGTAGCATATTTGGCGAAGAGTATGTTCCAGACGGAACCGAAAACAAGTTCGTTCCCGCTAATTTGGTTTGGGGATGGTGTAGGATGTGTGGGGCGTATCTAAAGTGTCCCAAGTGCGGCAACAACCTTTGTAACGGCGGGTATGGAACATTAGACGAAGAACGTAAAGTTCCCTGTGATTTATGTACCCATATGTATGAACTACAGGACTTTTACGACCAAACTAAACAATACCCTAAGAAAGAGGACTTTATAAAGGTTTAAAGCGATGTACGTTAAAGACATATTCCCGACCCTGACTATACTAGAGAACCTGCAACTAGCCAACTCATGTGATTTTGACGACGAGTCCTTATCAGCTCTTTTTAATGGGTGGTGTAATCTGGGGTTCAACACAGAGTTTAATATAGTCACTGTTAAAGCCGGGGAATTGTCCGGTGGGGAAAAACGATTGCTGATGAACCTGATGACTTTTATAGCTTGACAAACCGATTTTAGATGATATAGTCAAGACTCAACAACGCGCTGGAAGTGTTATGGTAGCACATCGGATTTCCACTCCGGGGGCGAGGTTTCGAATACCTCTCGGCGCACTGAAAATATATATGACAATAGAACTAAACACAATAATGATTCCCATAATCCTAACCCTTGTCTTATTGGGGTGTTTGGAACGAATCTTGGTAATCAGGTTAGATAATCGTAATAATAACTAAATATATATTCTCGCTCCGTTAGTTTAGCGGTAGAACACTCCCTTTGTACGGTAGAAATGTGGGTTCAATTCCTACACGGAGCTTTTAAATGACCTGTAGCAAAGCAGTATAATGCAACCCGGTTGATAGCCGGGTGATCATCAGTGCGAATCTGATCAGGTCAACTACTAAAACAAGCAAGATTATGAGCATAAAAAAGAAACTACAAATCCTACTTAGATATTATGACAATAGTAGGCAGTCTGGTCATACTCACACGATGATACATGGTGTGAAAAATAACGATAACCCTGTTATCGTAGTAACCCACAATTTGGATATGGAAAAACATATCAAAACATATATTGGAGACAAGAAGGTTATTATAATTCCCATTGATTTTATCGATAAGGAGTTAGTTTTTAGAAAAGACACTCCTATGGTATTTGACAACGCGGCGTTATGGGTGTTGCTTCGCGATGCCGCCCGCCAAATAGAAGTTTTGGAAGACGATCTTCAAATATACAGCGACAAACTACAGGACATAGCAGATGTATTAAACAGATGACCTCCCCGGATTGGAGCAGCGTGGAAAACGTTAAAAAATACTTTAAAGCTTTGTGCCTAGAATGGGACATGAAGCCTTCTGAGCTATATCCGATTCTTAGATACATGCTAACCGGAAAGACCTCTGGTCTGGATTTGATGAGTGGAATACATCTCCTTGGATACGAGGAATGTAATAGAAGGATTGTTAGTTTTATACAACACTTGAATAATGAGTGTAGTAAAAATGAGCGCGATCAAACGGGACATTAGTAGAGTGGATATAACATCTTTAAAGATAAGGCGGGTTAGTGTAAAGGATAACACCCCAGATTACGAATCTGGTAATTTCTGTTCAAGTCAGAAACTCGTCATAGTTAAACACTAGGATAACATGACAATATGAGCGCGAGCCATGGAAACATAATAAGCTACAAAACATGAATATGAATATGAATACAGATACAACTAGAAGAAACATTATCAGAACCGGACTTTTATCGGGACTAGGGTTACTTTATCCCTCATACGGAAAAAATGAAGAACCCCCGTCTACAGGGGAAGTCTCTAAAATTGTCAACGATTCGTTCCTTAAACACATTTTGACGTTTGAATCCTTTTTCAGAGTGGCCAACGGGTTTAACATAAATAGCGCCCAACAAACCATGTATGATTATTATCAACGTTACAAATCATTAGAAGGAAACACGACGATTATTAGTAGACAAGATAATATGATAACCTTTATGTTGACGTTAAAGATGTATGAACTAGCAGTCAATCATAAAAGTGTTCAGCTGGTAACTCGACCCGAACACAACCCACATTATAATAATATGATAAACGTTCAAAAAAGCAACTTATATGATTGTGGATTTATTATAGACTATGTTGCCCCGGGTTATATATGTTATACGCTTGACGAGACTTGTCACATAAATTATATAGGAAAGGAGATTCCTGATTTACTACTATTAGATTATTATTCAGCCGGTAACGATGTGTATAAACATTTGAAAAAGGTACAATATATGAATTGTTTATTCGTAATTGGGTCTCTTGAATAACATATTGGGACGGTGGTGAAATTGGTATCCACAACAGACTTAGAATCTGTCGCCGTAAAAAGCATGAGAGTTCGAGTCTCTCCCGTCCCACTTACCCAACCTAGCATATATAGTAATGCCGAAGATTGAAGATCTTCAGAAGACGATGCGAGCGCGTTAGTTGGGACTTACGAAAATTAAGTAATTGTTTTATGTTAGTACTAAATGATAAAGTAGAAAATAAAATAGGATTAAGCGCCACGCTGGAGGAAATATATCTATTATCTTTATGGATAAAAATGTATGTCGAGTGTAATGGTGACGTAGAGTTGCATGTAACTGAGAACGGCTGTGACATCATAGATTATTACGGCATAGAAATTATCTTTGATACGGGTGATGATGAAGACGGTAACAGGTTTATGAACTTTATAAAGTCTCTCTCACAGGAAAGTAATTTTGGTGGGGTTAGAGAAAATGAATATTGGATAACCGGAGAAGATGTCGCGTCTTATGAATTATGAGAACATTAGCATGGGCATTAAACCTACACGATAACGAAGGGGATAGATACGCGGACGGGTTGTACTTATTCATAGATGGTATGACAGTCCTACGGTTCGACGACTCTACTGAACTGGAACAGTTCGCGCATAGGATTCTTTTTATGTTATCAGAAATAAGACAAAACGAATAATATAACAAGGGGGATGGGTTTGCTGGGGTGGACACCTCACCTGCAATGAGGCATCAGATGGGTTCGATTCCCATATCCTCCACCTAACTCGGGATGGTAGCTGTAATTGGTTGCAGCGTCTCTTTTACATGGAGAAGATTGGGGGTTCGATTCCCTCCCATCCTACATAGGAATATTAGTGTAATGGTACGCACATAACATTGTCAATGTTATAGACCGATTTCAAATATCGGATGTTCCGCTTAATTATCAATAAACACTAGAGCATACTTCAATCATGAACCAACTGGTCCCACTACACAGTGATTATCCCCTCAAAGGACAGATCAGGATTCCTATCAACTCCCACCCCGGAGCATTTGGATGCCACCGGAGATACAATGTTCATGAGGGTATTGATTTATACGGGAAGGAAGGAGATCCCGTATACGCCATCAGCTCTGGGGTAGATGAAATCTTGGACGAAGCTTCTATCTTTAACATATTGAAACAATGAACGTACTATTAGGAATAACCGGAAGTGTGGCGGCTAAACTTACGCCAAAGTTACAGAGAGCTATCTTATGCAAAGGGCATAACGTTGATACGGTAGTCACCAAGTCAGCGTTATACTTCGAACCACAGAGATACGAGTTGGACGACTATAACTCTGGTAGAACGTGGATGAACTACTACTCGGATGAAACCGAGTGGGACGCCTATAAGAATGAGAATCTAGTTCAACATATCGAGTTGACCAAGAAAGCCGATGTGTTTTTAATCGCTCCATGTACGGCAAACACTCTGGCGAAAATCGCCAATGGTATATGTGACAATCTGGTTACTTGTTGTGTGCGGGCATTCCCGCTTCACAAACGATTGATAATCGCTCCTGCGATGAACACAAACATGTGGGAGAATCCCATTACACAAAAACATGTCTCCATGATACGAGACCAAAAATATGGCTCCCTGATACGAGAACTTCGGGCGTGTCTGATCATCGATCCGATATCCAAGGAATTATTCTGCGGTGATACCGGAGTCGGCGCTATGGCGAACATCGATGATATCGTCAATAGCATTTAAGCTTATGGCTAAGAAAGAAACAGACTATATACAATGCGCTCTTAAACGGAAAGAGTACCACCACATGGCGTGGATTCCGGAAAAGTTCGCAGTTGTCGGCAAGTTCATCAAGATTAAGAAGAAGAACGATGAATGGGAGGATGGTTGGGAAGTCATAGGAGCGTCCAAGGAGGTTAAGAAAACCGCTAAGGAAGCTGACGATGCATCACAACTTTACAAAAAGACCCGGATATGTTCTGATATATAGGGTGTCACCCGACTGGTAAGGAGCCATCTTGGAAAGGTGGTAAGTGGGGAAACCTGCTTGTGGTTTCGAATACCACGGCACCCGCCAAACATTGATAAACACTAGGATACCATCTTTTTATGATTCACTATTTCACAATATCAGATATATTATACATCGCTTATCTGGCGATACAGAAAGTGATAATATACATACTAACATAGGAAGATTGGTGGAGTGGTAACACGCTTGATTGCTAATCAAAGGCCCACCCTAACAGGTGGCGTAGGTTCGACCCCTACATCTTCCACAGATACCATAAAAATATGACTACACCAGAATTACTAGCCAAGTGGGCAACGGTTTTAAACTTTACCAATGATCGTATTCGTCCGATCCCCGATGAACAACTGGAATACGTGGCATCGCAGTTAGAGATGTATGAAAAGAAGTTTAAGAGTTACCCCAAATGTTTAAAGATTCTGATACCCCAAGTCAGGGAACATTTTGAAAAACTCTTTCATTATATGGACATAGTAGAAGGCGAAGTATGTGTTATTATGAACGGAACCTCCGCTTCAAACTATCATAAAAGACGATTGATCGCCATACCACTTATACCCGAATTCGATATACACCCGTTCCTATACCAATGGGACCAGTTTTACACTTATAACGAAGACTCTGGAAGTTGGGTATGGGGTTGATTTTACAAGCTACACATGGCAGTTGAAATAAAATATATTAGCTTTGTGATTGCCGCAAGGTATATTAGACCCCCCGTTCTTGAAAAAATCTATATCATATCCCATACTATTATTTAGTAGCAAAACCTATTTTCGATTCCCTCACGGCACTCTTAGATTTATGACAGAACAAATACTATTACATAATTCAGAAACGTTGAAACATATCAACGAAGTTAGAAGCAATGTTTGGAAGCTAATTCAAGCTCTTGACGTACGAGCGGCGGTACACGACTTGTCCAAGTTCGAAGAACCGGAGTGTAGCATATTCGCTGAGAATACTCCAAAGTTAGCCAAGACTGAATACGGTTCTCCACAATACACTGAGTTGTTAAAAGAGGTACAAGGGGCGATTGATCATCACTATTCCAAGAATACCCACCACCCGGAGCATTATAGTAGAGGGGTGGATGATATGGACTTGGTTGATGTTTGTGAAATGCTGTGTGATTGGGCCGCTGCTACGAAGAGGAACAAGAACGGGAACATTCATAAATCAATTGAACACAACACTACGAGATTTAATCTAAGCCCGCAGTTAGCTTCAATTCTAACAAACACGGTGAATCGGTACTTCTGATGGAGATGAGCGGCATAAATAATAACATGGACCCTTTAACTTTAGTATATGAAGCAATGAACAAAAAAACCCTAGGGTATCACATTACCAGAAGGGCGAACCTACCCTCTATAAGACTAAAAGGGTTGCTTCCAAGTGTTCCCGAAGAGTTTCAAGACGAGGAGGGGGTATACTTTTTCAAATCAAAAGAAGGTGCGGTGGACGCATTATACAATTGGTTGGGGGAGCGTATTGAAGAATGGGAAGAAGACAATGGCGAAGAGTACGATGAAGTATGTCTAGCGGTTGACTTAACAGGGTTGGAATCAGAACTACAGGATTGGGGTGGGTATGAGTGGATTTACCCGCATGTAATTCCCCCAGCCCGGATCATTAAAACTGTAACTCTTTGATTATCAAAGCCTTGCGGCTTGAATATGCATCCAGTCGAAGTTTCTGGCTCTGCCCAAACTCACCCATCCTTCCGCCTCAACTATTCTGAAGAATGGAATATATTCTTCACGGGCGAAGTATGCCTTATCCTTACCCCATTTCAATTGATTGCGATTGGAATCAAGGTCTAACGCCCCGCCCCAAGAGTGAATACTCCATGCGGAACCTCCGCGCATTTTTCTAACGTTCAGACATCCCGCATATACGTCAAGGTGTAATTCCTTTATAGCATCATGCCCATAATGTGTTAGAGTGTTTTTCAGAATTCTCTCCAAGGAGTCCTTTACCTTTGTGTGGCAGGTGATTTGTTTGACGATGGCAGACGTGTCCCATTCCAATACCATCGGGTATGGAAGGGTTAGTTGCGTTTGGTTCTCGCCTACACCGCCGTAGAACGCGACCATGCTGGCGTAGTCCTGCTTCGGCCAGTCGTTATACTTGGATGTGACTTGTACGACTTGGGAAACCTTTACAGGTTCATCCGTCATCTTAAGATCGACAAGAAGTTTCTCATATCCACCTTGGGTCTTTTGTCCCCATAGTCCATCAATCTCCCCCACCGTAATATTCTTACGGATACACGCGACTTGAATAACCGCAATGTACAGCTTGTCGTCAGACAGTTCGGAGAAGTCATAGAACTTACGGGCGGCTTCACAGCTATTCCCGCCGAATTTGCCGTCAATCGCGTGCTTGTAAAGACCAGCGTTTTTTAGAATCGTTTGTGCTACTTTTTCTTTCATCGAAATTCGGGTACGTCGCTTTTTTCAATCCAATCCAGAGGCGCGTAACTCGGATCGTTATAATAATCATTCTTGAATTGGGATATCACTTCCGGGTTGGGAATTGACATATCAATTGTTACCGTTGTCATTCGTTTGGTTTCCTCCTGTACTTCGGTTTCGTGCATGGATTTGACGCTATACGCCTTGACCCACGAATCACCTGATGCTCCAAGGATGAACAAGGAACCGATTGCCAGTAAGAACTGACAGTACGGGGCAGGGTCAAATGAGACTCCGATATACACATTGACGAATAATACGACAAACATACAAGCGATGAAGATGGCACTCCAACGTTGACGATTTCCCGTGAAAAAATTTTCTTTATCTAGTGGATCTCTTTTTACACTCATAATCAAATTCTAAACTTTGTCGTTGGAAGATATAACATTAAAGCATTTTTTATAATCGTCCATAATATAAATCCTGCCACCAGTCCCCATACCCACCTTTTATAGACTAGCGCGGTCGCACTTATCTGTTTTTGTTTGGTAACTTCCGCTTTTAGTTTTTCGATTTCCTTTCCAAGACTATTTACATTCGTGGATAGAAAATTGTACTGTACACGTAGTTGTTCGGCCTCGCTTTCCTTTTGAGTAATCAAAGTCTTGGCGTCGTTCAGATTCGTCTGTACTTCCGCTAATTGTTTGGCTTGTTCTCCCGTCACAGTTATAAGATCCAGATTTTGCGCTTCAAGACTGTTGTTGCGGAGTTCGATCTTTTGGATTTCCTCCACCAGCTTACCCACTTCGGGTACCGTAATAAACTCCTTGGCATTCGCCTTGATGTTCATTTGCTGGATCTGTGCCAACGCTTCAGCTATAGCATCCTTCTGTTCCGTGATGGTTTTTTTCTGGTCTTCTATCTTAGCACCCAATTTTACATTGGTTTTAATGGTTTCGACCACATTGGAATCCACCTTATTGACACTTGGCAGCGCACTCTCCGTTTTTGGGGGTGGGGGAGATACGAGAGGAAGTGGTACGTTAGGCGCACAACTACCAATTAGTAAGGCACCGATACCCAGCAACACATATGTCTTCATACCCTTATTTAGGGGTCCGCTTTGCTAATTGGAGGGGCAGTACTCTCCAAATGCTTGTTCATGGCAGCTTCTATTCGAATCAAAGAGTCTTTAACCGCAACATTAGTTTCCTCTATTCGCATAACACGCCTATCAATGGCCAATTTGTCCGAATCTAGAATAGTCTTATTGGTAATCCAGTCCATGCTGGTAAATCGATTGGATTGGGCGGTAGCCATGGATATCTCAAGGGATCGAATGCTTTTTTCCATGTTGTTTATTCGATCCCATGCCTGACTTAAAAACCAAGTGCTAAACATTAAAGCGATAGACATTACGACTGATCCTACTCGGATAATCCATGTATTAGTAATATTTTGTAATTTTTCGGAAGTAGCAATACTCATATCATTAGGAGGTATAGTTATTTAATCAAGTTCGTCTCTACTACTTGACAATGGACCCCCCTGTGGTATAAATAGACCATATGGTTAAAAAAACACTATTAGCGATGGGATGGATCTGCCTTCAGGCGGGTGGGATGGCCGAGTTAGCCGCCGCAGAGCATGGGAAAGCGTCTTGGTATTCTGTCAGGGACAACCACGGGACTGTCACCGCCAGCGGGCAGAAGCTCAACGACAACCACCTTACGGCGGCACACAAAACCCTCCCCATGGGAACCCAAGTCCGAGTGACTAATTTGAATAATAACAAGAGTATCGTGTGTGTTATCACGGATCGCGGCCCCGCTATAAAGGATAGGGTACTGGATGTTACTAAGAGAGCTGCGGAAATGTTAGGGTTTAGAGACGCTGGGTTGACAAGAGTTAAAATCGAAGTTATCGGCAAAGTAAGCTTAAACCGGAGGGTACCTCTCAAATAAACGCTCCCTCTTTATTTGTACAAATCGGGTTAAAGCAGATTCCATATTTTTAGAAACGTGTTTTTGTTTATTACAAAAAAACCAGACGTTGCCTTCGTCGTCTGTTCTTCCGACGCTAGACCGATTAAAAGAGCAAGAAGTTATTACCCTCTCGATGAGGCTCTTTTTTCTATTTAAAAATATACTACATCCTTCATATAATAATTTATATAATTTATAACAGTTGTCTCTTCCTGATAAAACCACTGAACCATATCCGTTTTTGCGTTCTTTATAAGGGGCGAATATAATACCGTACTTAGTCTCCATAAACTCTTTGATTTGGTTGCACATTGCCTTATTAGAGGTAAAACTCATAACAATTGGAAGAGTTTTTTTAATACCTCCGTCTCCATCGTAAAATCCTCTAATAAAATGGCGGAATAGTTCCTCTGGAACCTTATCAAAGGATGGTAAAGATATTGTAGACGATTTATTAGGGGTGCATCCTAATTTAACCAGATCCTTTCCTAGTGTAATATTACCGAGCTGGAACGACGCTATGTTGCTCCAGTTTTTAGTACGCCTTATAATAATTTTGACTAGATCTTCCTTACATAAAATGTAACTTATCTTGCGTAAAATTTCGCCATCCTGCTCTTGCAACCGTATCCTTAATTTATAAGAGCAAATATGATTTCTATCCTTACTCCAATACGGCGATAATGACCCATCTGAATACATCAGCCCTAGAATATAAGCCTTCTCTTCGGTGTCGATAGTTTTGAAAAAGTTCACATCTATGTTTGGATTTGTTTTAAACCCTCTTCGCTTATATAGGATAATCCCATTATCTCTTAGAAAAGTATATATTCTATTTTTAGAAACCTTATATTCGTTTGACAACTCGGCCACCGTTTTCCCGGTATTATATTCTTGAAGTATAGTATTATACATATTACTATTTAGTGCGAACGTTATGTTTTGTGGTCCCTACATTAAGGGTAGAATCATTGATGTTACGAAGATGGCGGCGGAAAAACTAGGATTTAAAGAAGCGGGAGTCACGAAAGTCCGGGTGGAGGTACTTGGTAAGTTTACTATTGATAAATAGTATTGTGGAAAAGTTCGAGCAGTTTTTTAAAAAAGTCAATACTGATATAGACTACGATCCCAAACAATTGAAAATGGGCATCAAAGTAGAGCAGGAACACACCACAAACAAAAAAATTGCGGAAACCATAGCCAAACATCATCTGGCGGAAGATCCCGAGTACTACACCAAGTTAAAAAAAGCCAAGTTATGAGGCGAATCTATAACTATTCTTCTGAACAACAGCTATCGATTCTAAAGGATATTTGTAACGCTATCTATATAGCCCGAAACATATCCATGAGTCAGGAACGTATTGTAAAAGAACTGGAGAGGATAGACTGCTTGTTCCGCACAGTTGAACACGATGAGGACGAGAGCTTTGACTGTTTGTCTATAAAAACAGACTGAAGTGTTAAATATGTGTGCTATGATTAAGAGATTGAACGACAGCACTGTGAAGATTTGCTGTGGAAAACTTGGATGTCCCATTATTGAAGATCTAGGCGACGGGACGGTTAAAATTACAGATGACGATGGCAAGTATGTGATCGTCAAGAAATCAGAAGCATTGCTTCTATCGGATGGAGTCAGAACATTGAATCATGAACAACTTATTCTCGGATGACATATTCTTTCTTTCCATGGTCCTTATCGGGACTTGCTTCATTCTGAAGTATGGAAGTATCTTGGATTTTATTAGAGTCCCCCTAACCAAACTAACATTCTTTAAAAAACTATTCTCATGCGCTCTCTGCCTAGGATTCTGGATCGGCCTGTTATGGGGAAGTGTCTCGACTGGTTCACTCTATTATGTGTTACAGTTAGCATTATTCTCATCGGGAGTATGCTGGTTGGCTGATCATGCTGTAATGGTCGCCCAAAAATACCTTTATGGAGACAAACCTATCTAAGTGTTACTGTGTAACTCTTTCAGGAGGACCGTTTAGTGTAATCCCAACTACGGATTATGACTATCATACAAAAGAGCTAGTCTTGGTATATCTAACAGTTTGTCCCGCTTGTAGAAAATGGTACGACGAACTAGGATTGATTCTGACAGATGATCAGATCATGAAGTTTTTTGGAGATCAGCCCATCTCAACCGACTTCAAGTCGTAGAAGTCTTTCATAAACTCCATATTTCTTTTTTGGTAGGATGTGGGAAACTCCCCGGGGTATGTCTCCCAAAATATTTTCTGCTGCCCTTTGCTGACTATAATACGGACCCACCCGAGTCTTAATAGAAAATCATATACACTATCAGGGATCGGATGTATTCCAGCCTTCTTCAGGAGTTCTTCCGCTATATCGGAATGGTGTCCTAATCTTAAAACCGGAATATAGTTTCCATGTTTATCCATCCAAAACCCGTATGGAGCGGTCATCGGCAAGCGGACCATACTATTAAACATACCCAAGCTCTTAGGTGGTACCTCTAGGAATCTACGCTCTATGTCGGAACTTTCTAGAAAGAATTGAAGGAAAGTAATCATATGGTATTATTTAACCCCAATTTGTTTAGTTTTACGCATAAGCTGATCAGCACTTGGCTCGCGGCCAGCTAGTAACTCTTCCGCCACATAGTCTTGTAACTTCGGAAGGATCGTCCCGATTCGCGGCTTATCAGTAGCCAGCACAGGGAACCATGTCATTAGGATATTACCATTGATATGCTGTGATATCCGCTTCTTAAGCTCGTCTCCACCACCGGGAATAACATTAAGCTTATCTTCAGCGCGTTTGATTTTGGCTTCAAAACTTTCCGCCCCGAACGCCCCTTTAAAGAACTGCGGACCACGGGACGCTTCGTCACAATACCCCACCGCCTTCACGGTTTCCCAAGACGGATCGTGTATGATCCGTCTCAGGGTTTTAATGTTTAGTTCGTCCAGCTTATGTATAAGCATGTGTCTCGACACCGCCATTAGAATGTTGCGCTTGTCGATCTGAGTCAGATGGGCAAACCGCAGTCTCTTAAAGACGTTTTCCACAATAGGAACTCCCGCATCCTCATGCCCGTAATAAGTGGAGTGTCCGTTTTTGCTTCCGCGTGTAACAGCTTTCCCGAAGTCGTGGAACATTACCGCAAGATTGATCACCGGATCGTTATATGGAGACACCTTCAAACATTCATGGATATGCCCGAGAACGGTAGACCCTCCTTCAGGGTGACACTTTGGGTCGTGAGTATACCCTGTCATTTGGATAAACTCCGGTAGAATATCATCCAATATTTCCGCGTCCTGTAATTTCTGTAGAAAATTGGATAAAGTCTTTCCACTCTTGGCGGCTTTATATAATTCCTGTGAAATGCTTTCTTGTGAGATCAGCTCCGGGTTCCGTAGAAGATGTTTCAGATCTATGGCGGCTTGAAGAGTTTCCGGTTCTATCTCAAAGTCCATCTTAGCCGCAAATCGGAACACCCGAAGTATCCGGGTCGCGTCTTCCTTGAATCTTTCCTTAGCGTTTCCAACCGCCCTCACTATCTTATTCTGAAGATCTTTCAGCCCTCCCTGATAGTCCACAATCTTACCAGTATAATCCAGCCCGAAACTGTTGATGGTAATATCCCGTCTCTTCGTATCCGTTTCAAAGCTGTCAACTTCTGTGGAGACGTTTTGCTGTCTCCCCATTTGTGTCTGAGAGTCTTCCCTAAACTTCGCCAGATCGTACGCGTAGTTGTTGTGTAGAATAGTGTAGACTGGTTGGGAATCATCCTTGCTGATATTCCGCAACTCCCAGTACTGGGACAAGCCTGTAAATGGAATATTGGTAGCCATGTCAACATCGTCGATCTTGTTGCCCATCAGTAAATCCCGGGGAACTCCCCCCACGATGTAAATCTCCCCGGATGGAAACTTGCCATGTATCTCTTTCATGAGATCCAACGCCACTCGTAACTCCTCTGAAGAGGACACCGCATGTTCCCACTTGGCGGGAAAATCCTCCAAACTGTAGTTTATGCTTTCTGTGAAAAAGTTGATAAATGACTTCATAATAGCTGCGCGTATTCTTTATTGATATAGTGACGGAAGTCTGATAAGGAGTTCATGTTATGGCATTGGTCAAATGCCCGCATTAAATCGAAGGAGTTTTCAAACTTGGATAAGATTATCTCTTGGGTATTATGGGTGGTATTGTTTATACGATCTACCACGTAGAATATTTGTTTGGTTGTTTCCGCGTGTTCCAGCTCGATCACCCATTGGGCCAGATCGATCCATCGGGTATTCAAGCGGTTCATATCGGAACGGAACGTCTTTTGCATTTGAGCGTGTAACTCCTCTGGCGACATCCCTCCGTCTGACAGGGCGAAGTCAGGAGTAACTCTACCACGGGACTTGTACTTTGTCAACTGCTGGTAGAGCAGGGTTTTAAACACCCGTAAGTACGTCTTTTTAATATTCATCGCGAACTCCTCGACCAAGAACGAGGAGAATTGGTCCAAGCTACGGGTCTGTGAAAGAGTATACAAGAAGTAGAAGTTGTATATCGTTTTTGGAGATAATACGACTGCCGAGGGAAACTGACTCTCGAAGAAGATAAAAAACGATTGCATACCTATATTTACCACTTCTTTATGTTAAATATAGACATGCGCTTCGAAAATCTGATAAGCCGAATCAGCCCTACTCTTTTATTAGAAAGGTATTATAAATATGCGTTTCCGGCAGATCCGGAGAAACAGATGTATGACTTTTACGTTTTAGATTACCTTAAAACCATTCTAGCCTACCCCCCGGACAACTTTAGAGACCTTCCAACGGATTTGGAAGATAGTGTCAACGACACGATAAAGATGTTGTACCCAACCCTTCGGGATGAGTTATTGGACGCGGTTTATTATGCGGTGGTCTCCGAACTCCGACATGTGGAGGCGAACTCTATAAATCGAAAGCATAAGTTCGACGAACCTATTCATGCGAAACTACTCAAATCATACTTGAAGTACATGATCTACCATTCCACCACTAACATTCCTGCGGAGTGGGATATATTAGGAGTGCGGAAACCGGAAACTTCAGAAGAACCTCCTTCCAGCGAAGCTTCCGAATCTGACCAAGTATCACGAAACCAATCATTCAAAGCATCCAAATACGCTATAAAAGCGAACTCCGCTTCTATAAAACAGTTTGTGGAGATGTGTGAGATACTACAAGACCATGGAGTATGGGATTCCGGTTACGGTGGATATAAATGGGCGGATATATGTAGAGGATGGTTATTGTTATGGGAAAGCGATGAAATAAGCGTAGCGGGCGACTCAAGTTCGTCCTCTTCTTCGGATTCATCTAAAGAAACAAAAGAAAGTGATGGTTCCTCCTCTGAAGATCCTAAAAGAAGGGCCAAACTTTCCAGCGCGAAAGCTCCTTCCTTTTATAAAAAGTCCAATAAAAAGAAAAAAAGTGGTAAAGTTCCCATGGCGGTGGCCATAGACCATGTGTATGACTTACAACACAACAAAGATACGGTTTTCAACAAACTGAAGAGGTATTATCAGGATGGTATGGGATATGCGTGGATCGTCAACGCCTTGGATTTCAAGGCCAATATTCAAAGCTACCACGATCTACTGGAAAACGCATCCGGTACGGTCAAGTCCATGGCAATGCCTATTCTATACAATCGTCTTGGACAAACATGGGAGAAACACATATCCACGGAAACTCCGATGACAGATCAGATAGACTCCCGCTATGATAAGATTTCCCCGGGGTCATACACCACGGGTGAATTGGAAAAATTGATTGTAGATCCGAATATTTTTGTAACTCCTAGAACCAGTAGCCCGGAGCAGCGTACCGCTGGTAAACCCTACAAGATTTATAAACTGGCCACGCGCCATGGTTCCCGTGGGTTTGTTATAAAAGGAGATAATGGCAAACCCGCGTTCATATATGTTGGCGACATGTGGTTGTTGAAACCAAAGTCGTCTGAAGATTGGGACGAAGACCAACGCGAAGACGGAGCATCTACGCCGTCTTCGGATAACACCCCCGCCATATTCAAGCCCGGAGATATGATCGAATGTGTAACCGCAGGAGGAACCAAAACACATGTTGGAGGAACATATAGTGTTAAGGCTGTCGGGTATACCCTCGTACAAATAATCGCAGATGACGGTCTTCCATACTGGGCCAATAAGAATCGATTTGAACTGGTAGATTCAGAGGACGAACCTACGATCACAAAATTAGGTTCTCCCGCCCCGGATAAATCAAAAACTCTTAAACTTTACCCCGGAGATATGGTTAAACTGAAGGGAAATTATTTTCACTCAATACATCCACACGAAATTTATAAGGTTTATAAGGTAGAGTATGACTATATAGCACACGCTGACGTGGTGACTTTACTACACCCTCCGTCATATCAGCCTACCGGAGGACAACTGGACTTACAAACCTACAACTCGGGATACTTCGTGTTGGTTAAAAAAGGAGATGATGAAGACGGCGGTGAACCATTACCTGCCGAACTCAAAGTAGGAGACTGGGTGAAATGTCTAAAAGCGGAAAGCCCTACCGGATATAAGTATGAGTATATAGCAGTCGGTAAATCTTATGAGATAGTGGACACGGGCGACGATGGACTCCGTATAAAGGTTCTCACAAAAAAGGGTTTGTATTGGTATGACATGAACCTTTTCGAGGCAGACCCGAACGCTACCGTATATCCCCAGAAGACACCCGACCAACCAAGGGATTCCTCTAGTAAGTACCCATTTAAAATAGGGGATATGGTTAAATGTGTGGAGGACACCGACGATTCTGGAGACCAGTATCAATATATAAAAATCGGGGGGGTTTATCAAGTGGTAAATCTAACTACCAGCTATGATAACGAGCTTCGTGTTATGGTCAATACCCCAGAGGGGGACTTTTTCTACCCCATTAAAAAGTTTGAATTGGCGACTCCTAAAAAACCAAAAACTAGGTTTAGAAAGGGGGATATGGTCAAATGTGTGAAAGACACCTCTCCCAGCGGAACGAAGTTCCATTTTATAAAGCTCGGGGATATTTGTGAAGTATTGAAACTCGTAGATTTTGGCGATGAACTACGGCTCAGAGTCCAAACCAAGCACGGAGCCTATACATATGAACCAGACGTCTTCGAACCAGTACCCCCGGAAGAACCGAAGGGGGCGACTCCCGAAAACGATGAGATCCAAATAGGAGATTGGGTTAAACTAACCGAACACATACCCGGAAACGCCGTTACCATAGGTTTTAACTACATGGTTAAAAACATGGGTGTGAATTGGGTGGGTTTTTACGATGATAACAACAATCCGGTTTCGGAGGACAAGAGTCTTGTTAAAAAAGTGGTCTTTAACATAGGAGACATGGTTAAGGTGGAGCGTACTCTTCCCAATAAGAGCGCGATTACCGGAGTGGAATACGAAATAACGGAAGTGGGGGATGAGTTGGTGGCGATGAGCAGCGCCGATAAGCAGGTAATAACCACATATCCCAAAAAGTTTATTACTCCCGTTGGGTTTTATCCAACTACCCAAAAGGAGACACCAAAACCTGTCAAGGGCAACCGTCCTACGCAGAAGGATCTTCTAAACAAAACCTCCAAATTCAAAGTGGGAGACATGGTGAAGATAGCTCCAAATACTCCACACGCCTATAATTTTAAACAACCGCCGTATAAGATTGAAGAGGTCAAGCCCGGAGAATACCACACCCTATACAGACTCAAGGACGATCTAGGAAATATACGTTCATTTGGCGGGAATGAATTGATACCCGCCCAGACGAAAAAGACCCGTCCGAAGGGCAAGTTTAAGATAGGCGACATGGTGATGGTAGATGAGAGCATCCCCCTTGATACCATAGACAACAAGAAAGCGTATAAAATCAAAAATGCTTACATTGACAAGCAGGGGAACTATTACTCCTATGTAATTGTAAACAACTATGGTAACAACATGGCGTTCGCGGAAGACGAACTATTACCCGCCAAGCGGGAAAAGACAACCCCTAAAACCGATTTCAAAGTGGGTGATTTTGTGAAGGTAAAACCGGGAGTCAATATCAAATCAGTAGATCCGACCAAAACGTATAAAATCAAGTCAACCGATACCGACCAATCCGGCTACACCGTTTATATAATTTTCGACGATGATGGAAACGACATGTGGCTACGTCCAGACGAGTTAAAACTTGTGGGTTACGAGGACATCAAGATTTAACGATCCATGTATTTGTCGAAAACCCGTATATATCCCTCTATGTTCGATACGCGGAAGGCGTGGTAGAACTGGGTTCTTATATCACCGGATAAGTTGGTCATGCACTTCATATATACATGAAGGTACAAGAGCTTGCGAATATCCTCCATATGGGCGTCAAGAAAATCGATTATCTGGAAGGTGATATCCGTGTAATCGGTTGGATAGAACTCAAGGGTTGTTGATAAATAGTGTGCATTAAGACTGGTAGCCGCTTCCACCACTCCCGATATACCAAAGGGGAATGAGCGTATTCGCGATTGTTCCTCGTTATAGGATTCGAAGAATCCGTCAAACGTGGTCTGTCCGTCCGATGCGGGAACGATCCGCATGTTGTCTATCACATAATTCCTCAGTACCATACGGAAGTTGAACCAATTTGGAGGGAATGAATACGTACCAGTGGAGACGGCGGGGGGAAATTCCGTACCCTTATTGGCGAGAGTCAACATCGTGCCAAGACTGAAGATCTTTCTGCCACTGGAGTTGTCAAGACTTATATATTCCCACTCGTCATCATCCGCCAATCGGTATCTATCGTAATCGGTCGGGGAACTGTATTCTTTGAGGAGCGTATCCACCGACATCTGTAAATTCTCATACCCGTCATGCACCTCCTCCATACCATCCGCGACGGAATCGAACTCATCCGTGTTGGAGGAGGAGTTATCCCCGTTCATGTTGAAGTAAAATTGTATATATTCATCCCGAATTTCAAACGCTTCCAGAAACAGATCACGCGCGCCGAACAGGTTTTCGAAGGCTGTCGTCATATCCACATATGCCTCCCCCTTCGACTTGTCGGTGTTGTTCATACGTACCAATCCCCAGAGAGCGGGATCGTTCGTATGGATCGGGAACCGGACGAACGCTTCGATTGTGTAGTACGGCGGGCCGTCCAGCTCTAGATCATAATCCAGAGACATGAATCTTTCGGGAGATGCGGTTCGGCGGTGATAGGTTATTTTACGACTATACAACTCCTCGCTCATCTGGTCGTATATATCCTGATTCGGGTCCGTGGTCAAATCGGTCATAAAGTTCAGTGCATTTGAACTATCGCCATAGCTTCCAAAGGGAACATCCGCTCGCATTATAAAATCCTGATATTCCGGGTCGTTGTCGGACACGTCGAAATACTTCGAAAGCATCGAACTGATAAATGACCCGCCATCCACGTATGCCGCCCCGATCCTTTGCCATCCGCTTTCCGTATTGAATATCTTCTTCGCTTTCTCTAGGGTGAAGTCCGGTTGCTTCTCCTGTAGAAAGTTCTGTAAGGTGGGATAGAACTCCGATGAAACATCGTTTCCATAAACCCTCACTTCGGGGAGCGCCACCTCCTCCTTATAATCCCCCGACACGAAACGCCGAAGTCTTATACGCGCCTCCGGGTGGTCGATTCCCCACACCCTTCTATCATCATCCGAAAAAAGCTCGTCCGTTTGGAAATCCTCCGACTCCGTATCAATATCCTTAAGCGATTCCGTCTCCACAAGATACGCTATCGCTCCCCCCACAACCGCATCCGTAAGGGCGTTGTAAAACAACTCCCGATCCCGCGCATGACACGAATAATTCGTATGATATGTATCCGACATACGTACCACGTCAATCGGGGACCGTGTAAGTATGATGGTGTACTTATGTGTCTCCATCGCCTTTTTAAGTTCCACTCCGATGGTGTCCTTATACTTCGCGAACCAGTTGAGATAAAAGTTCCTATCCTCGTTCGACACCTTCATCCTGTGTATCAATTTACCGATTCCTATCTCCTGTGTCTTCGTCTCCCCCTTACCATATTTCGGATCAAGATGGGTTGTAATAAGAGCGGTCAGGTTATCCGGGTTGAACTTATATAAATTGGGAACGGTTTTCAGGGCATTTAGAAATCTCTCCGCGCCACGGTCTTTCAGAATCGGTATCACAATCCGCCACTTATCCCCGAATATATGATCAAACGCGGGATCTTCGAACTCATAATTGATATGGTTGATCACTTCATGATCCATCTCTTGTAATAGAACGGATTCATATAGGGCGGCAATCGGGTCAGGCATACCAGTATTTAATAACAAATTATCTTCTTGCAACCCGCCCTTGACAAACCCGAGGGGCATGGTATACTACAAATGATTATGGACAGCGACAAGACAGACAGACCGAAAATATCCTATAGACAACAGGGAATTGACAGAATTGAGGAGGAGCGGACCCGCCAATTTGAGAAATGGGGAAAACAGGACCACGATATGATGACATGGTTGGCGATTCTTCACGAAGAAACGGGAGAACTGGCGCAAGCCTGTCTTCATAATAAGTTCGGAGGACCAGCGGAAGGCAATATACTGGAGGAAGCGGTGCAGGTTGCCGCAGTCGGTCTACAGATCGTGGAGTTTATTCTGGAACAGGAGGATATAGAACGTGCCGAAAGACGGGAGAAATTAAAAGATACAAGGTTCGCGGACTGGTGTCAGAAGGTACAAGATGAGGACGCGGAATCAGGGGTATGTGGAATCGTCCGAGACATACAGGAAAACTCAGAGAAGTGGGAAGAAGAGGTGGCGGCGAATGAGAAGGAAATCGCGAAACAATTACAGGATAATATAAACGGCCAGATAGAAAAGGCGATTCTTAGTGGACTTTTAGACGGCTGGGATCGGGATCGTGGGATGGAATACGAGCAGGGGGTTAGGAGAAATTGGGGGTGGTCTTGAACAGGTCGGGCGGAAAATTCGGGAAAAACTTATAGGAAAAACTTATAGGGAAAATCGGGAATTTTTGAAAAAAATATTTTTGGAGACATGGCCGCCCCCCCTACCCCCCAAGCCACCCCCCTCTAACCAAATCCTAACAGGTCTCTATCAGCTAACTAACAGTTAGCAGTAGCAGAAACCTATCAGGAAACTAGCAGATATCTATCAGGTGGCCTGTCCGGGTGCGGCCCCCGCCCCCCATCACAGATGGCGGGGACCATCCTACGTCATCGCGTAGGATACCCGAACAATCACCAATCAGATTCAGAATAAGATGTCGCGTTTAAGTTCGCGGGCTTGCACCGTGAACTGCAACGCTTTGAGGCGATGAACTTCACGCATGGCTTGACGGTGGCGGATCGCAAGGATCTGGCCAACCGTTCCCATCAAAGATGCGAACGCGGTGCAGTTGCGGGCTTGCGCCATTTGATCCTCAAGATCCATGGTGCGATGGGTGGCGGCATCAAGACGGTCATTCAATTGGTGGTCAGGCATGGCTTGATTCTATTGTAGTGTTTAATTGTGGTTTCGACTTAAACAAGGCGGGCGCGAGAAAATCATATTCTCGCGCCCGCCGCAGGGATGACTTAGCTACGCGCGAAGCGGGTCGTGACGCCGTTCAACTTCATCCAGCGATAGAGCGCGGCCATCACTTGGGGACTGTCGCCGTAGTGCTTACGGATCAACCCGTCACGTTTGAACAGGGTTTCAGCGATGATGCGCGTGGAACTATGCTTTGCGCTCCGCTTGATGAATTGGAAGTGTGGCGCAAAGTAGCGATCAATTCCATTCTTGCGGGTCTTGGCGGTGATCACGGTCAACCCATCATTCAGATCCATCAACGGAGTGCGCTTGACGGGTTGCGCGGGAGTGTGGGCGAGTGCGTATGCGATGGCATTGGCGATGATGGTGGCGAGTGCGATTTGTTTCATGGTAGGGATATTTTAGGTTAGTGTTTAATCACGCCGTTCGGGGCGGTACTGACAATAGGGCGGGGAAGTCATGGAACCTCCCCGCCAAGGTTGGGCGGGGGAATCACCCCCGCCCGCCAGATTTTACTTCAACCCGAGCGCCTGAAGCTTGGCTTGAATCCTGGCCATTTGTGCCCGGAGAACCGCTGGGTCGTTGTAGTCAATTTTTGCGGGTTTCGTTGGGCGAAGTGCGAAAGTGCGCTTCATTTCCAGATCAAGATGGTCGATCAAGTCATAAATGACCTTCCCATCTTCGTCACGCTCCCAATCGGTACCCTCTTCGTTTATGCGGGCGCGGTCTTCGTAACGGCGATTCTTCACGACGTGCAAGCACGCTCCGATGAACTCCTTTTCAGTGGCGGCGTATTCTTTTGTCGCGCCCGCTCCGATGAATTGTTCACGCATCGCGGTGATTTCCGCTTTGTCGGCTTTGCTAACGCCAACAATTGCGTTGTCGCTCTTATTCTCAACCACGACGGGCGCGGTGGTTTCGGTTTCGGTGGTGGTGGTCATGGTTTCGATTGTGTTGGTTTCGGACATGGCGTTATTCTGTTCTAGTGTTTTATGCTGGTTTCGGTTCTTGGTTTAGTGACATGCGCCCATCATGGTCGCGATATCGTGGACTATATCAGACGGGGCGTCTACGCTTATCATTAGTATCATGCCCCGCCATTCTATCGTAGTGTTTAATCGGCCTGTCTCCCCGGTATAACGGGAAGAGCGGGGCGGGTTTCTCATATGTCAGGCGGGCGGGCGCGGGAATGACGGGCAAACACCCTATATACTTTAGGAATATAAGGACCAGGGACAGTATTGGATTGGACGGTTTCATGCCCCGCCATTCTGTCCTAGTGTTTAATCGGCCCGCCTAACTCCAAACGTGCGCGGGCGCGTACGCGTACGCGTGGGACGCACCATGACACTGTGCAGACTATTTCTTGCCATCACCATCTTACCCTAGTGTTTAATCGGGTCGCCTAGTGTTTAACCCGCCCCATACCCTAGTGTTTAATACATCCGCCTAGTGTTTAATACCCACATCCAGTGGGTTTGATATACATGATCACGCGGTCAGATTGTACTTCATCGTCGGGAAGTGCGTATAAACAGTTGACATCCTCACAGATCGCCACCGTTTGTCGAAGGATATCCGCCTGTTTATGGGCGTAGCTCAGGATTTGGCGGGCCATTGGGAGGTTGTAATCAGTCCCCGTCATCATAAGTACGTGCTCTTCGTGGGTGATCATGTGTGTATTCTACGCTAGTGTTTATTGTTAAAAAAGGGCGCATTCGGCCCTAGAGCAAAACAGGTTTTTTCCCTACTCCCATAAGGATTCCAGAAAATGGTCTCTAACAGGAATCTAACAGCAATTGCCCCCGAAAACGGACACAATAAACCGTTTTCGGGGGACTTTTGCCATGCCTACCAATCAAATCGTGCGCGTGTTATATAATACACTGCTAGTGTGCCACCACTGCAAATGTTTTATTACACTTAATCAAGAATGTCAAAACAACTTTTTTACCATTTTCATTAAGTTATATTATTATCAAGACATTCTGTGTGAGAGTTTCGGACTCTGAGGGTGTTTAAATGACACGTAATTCCCAATTACTGGCCATTACAAAGGGTACTGTGTCACCATAGGTCATCCTCATCAATCAGATCTTCGATCCGAACTGCGTCTTCATCCGGTTCCTTACGCTCTTCCATAATAACCGTTGCGGAACTGTGACAATTCACCCAATACACGCGGATCGCGAGACGTTTGAAATGTGTATCCTCCTCGATAATGATAATCTTGGTGATATTGGATGAATTGGACCCGCCTTGTTCCCATGAGATAAAGTCATTCCAATAGTGATGTAAACATGTGGAGGCTACCACCACCATACCCTCAAGATGTTTAAGCAAGGCATTAAAGGCGGAAGTACCGATAACATACGAGTCTCCTTCGCTCGTTTCGGTGGTTGTGGTGGTCTCAATCAGTTGTGTGTAGGTCAGCTTCATGTGTGTATTCTAGGCTAGTGTTTATTGTTAGAAAATTGGTCGTTCCGACCTAGGACAGAATAGGTTCTTTCCCTACTCCCATATAGATTCCAGAAAATGGTCTCTAACAGGAAATCAGGACTTTTTCTTGAACAAAACCGTCGTGGGAGTATCACAATCCATCCACCAGACATTGATCGCGAGTTTTCCGACCTCTTCCACAAGAATTTCAATGTGTTCAAGATTATTCATATTAGTACCACCTTGAGAGTATGAAGGGAACGCGGGCCACTCGTAATGTATACAAGTCGTCGCAACGAACGTATAATCATTCTTCAAACATTCAAGAAGCGCTTCAAACTCCGGTTCTTTGAAAGAAAACCCTTCTCCAACCTCAAAATCATAATCAACCGTCGTTTGTTTGGTGTATTTCATATTCGTATTCTATTTTAGTGTTTATCGTTAAAACTCGCTCGTTCCGACCCAACAGAACGGTATAAATCGGTATTTTTTAGCATTCTCGCTAGTCTTTATATTTTTCGCTAGTCTTTTCGGTATTTTCTTATTCCCCCAAGTCCTTTACACATATCAGTGCAATGATAAAGATGACATTACCCACAATTGACAGGCTTAGTATAAGAAGGAGCCATATTATGAAGAAATCATTTATAATGCTCGTTATCATACACTTGCATTCAAAGATGGACGCTCTCAATCATTGATATTGCACATATCTTTGAAGATTACAACGGCGATTTGATCACCAGTCCATGTAACATTCAACGCAAGACGCCCCGAACCTTCATCGATATCAAGAATCTCAATCTTTACGATCCTCGAAAGGTTGCGACCCCCCTGAGAACCACTAGGAAAAGCTTTCCACTCACTATGCTCACAAGATGCCGCAACGAATGTAAGCTTCTTAAGTCTCTCCAGAAACTTGTTGAAAAACGCGGTGTCGTCCCTGATAATCTGTCCAACGTTGAGAATGATCTCAGACGTAACCAACTCTTGATACTTTACTGTGATTGCCATATGTGTATTCTATTCTAGTGTTTATACTATGTCGGAAACCATCATTTCAATGACACAGAACGAACGTTCCCCGCATTGAATCTCCAGATAATCCTCGGAATCATCCCGTTCCTCGTCAGTCAATGGACGGTTTAGATATTTTGCCGCAAGATCCTCGATCATGCTTTTTCCTTCGAATGCTGAAGAAACTTGCATGAGTTCTTCAAGACTATTATTCTCCACGATTGCCACGAATGTTGCTTTCATATGTGTCTATTCTATCCTAGTGTTTATTACAACCCATACCCGAATAAGGTTTGCTGGCATTCCAAGAGTACCAAAAGAGCGATAATCAATCCGCCCAACATATAGATAAGCGCCCGGAATAGAAGTTCATCCCAATGGATTCCACGTAGACGTTTGATTATCATATGTGTATATTAGTTAGTGTATATATGTCGTTGTCCCGGCAAACCAGTAAAATAAACATAAGGGTCAGTCCAATCGCACCAAGCGCACCGACCCACATATTGCGTACGCTTTGGTAAAGATCCCACGCCAATAGTTGTACGAGTTTGGGGGGAAACGGACCCACCTGTTGATGGGACGGTTTGTCGTTCCATGCCATAACTTCTTTGAGTAATGCGTCCATGTTATTGTATGTTGGGATTAGTCAGCGATAACTTCAACATTGGCAAGGGGAACAAAAAGTTCCTTGTTGCCATAGAAAAGGTCGCGGGTGTCGGGTTCCGCATCACCATAACTTAATCCGCTACTGATACTAACGAGAACGAACAACGGTTGAGCACTGTCCACTATAGAGGTTTTCATAACCATATAAATCGTTCCCGCCTTACGATGGCGAAAACAATCACCAACCTTCGGGTTGGAATAGTCATAGGGAGGAATCAGATCCTTTTTAAATGTGATTTTCTTATCGGTCATGGTATTAGTATAGGCTAGTGTTTAAAGGTGTTTGTTGTAAGTTACTCGGCTTCAGAGATATCCACCTTGGAAAGCGGGGTGAACCTGCGTTCGTTATTGGAGAATACCTTACGATTACGAACAGGTTGGGAATAACCATAACTGACGCCATCCGAAAGATCAATAAGCATATACAAAGACAGGTTTCCACCGGGAGCGGTGGTCATGGTGAGCATATAGATTGTTCCGGCTGTATGACGGAAACAATCCCCGATTTATGGTGAATCGTAGTTATACGGTTCAACTACGGGTTTCGGGCAACTAACGTTTACTTTGGTCTTCATATGTGATTATTATAGGCTAGTGTTTATTACAGAAGGGTTGGGGTGACTTCGATCTTGGAAAGGGGAGTGAAACAATCCTTGTTTCCCATGAAGATTTCCTCGCTCAGACGCGACACGGGAGTACCATAGCACCACCCGTCAGCGATATCAAGAAGACCATATCGGTAATTTCCATTACTGTCCATAAACCTATAGACAATATAAACCGATCCAAGATTATGTCGGAAACAATCCGCGACTTGTGGACGGGTGTAATCATATGAAACGGCGGGATTTGTTGGCTTTGCAAACGTTTTATTAGTCATTGTATTATATTTTTGGAGTTATAGAAGGGTTGGGGTGAGTTCAAGCTTGGCTATGGGGAGGAAACAATCCATGTTTCTCTTGAAAACGCCACCAATGTCGTCTTCCGGCGTACCATAAGGTCTGCCATCGGAAAGGTCGAGAAGACCATAACGGTAATCCCCATAAGAAACCGTGTTCTGGTAAACGATAAAAACCGTATCATACGTTTTGTGTAGGAAACAATCCCCAACCTTTACAGTGGCGAAGTTATAAGCAGGAGCGGGCGTCGGTGGATTGACAATCTTTTTAGTCATATTATTATCGGTTGGGATCAATAGGTGTGATTGGTGCTGTGACTGGTAAGCGCACCCCGATAAGACAGGATAGGTGTTGCGCGGGAAGACAGGGACTTCTTAATGGTGTAAATCCCTTGTTTGCGGGGTTTTTTGAATGCCATGGAGACCCAACTTGATTGCAGCGACTTTTGTGGTGCTTTGAACATGACCTTATTATATGCTAGTGTTTAACTCACGATCATCGCGTACTTCTTAGGGGCGACCCGTTTGATCGCTTCAAGAACTTCGTCCCACTTCTTATAGGTAATATTCTGACAACCAACGCGGAACGACTTGGCAAAGGCTGTTCCCCCATAACCATGTTGGGTAATATCTCCCATTATCCGAACTCGTTTGGGAGTCTTGGATGCTCGGGACTCTTTAACCGCCAGTGAGATTTGATGGACTTCCTCATAAGTAATGTTATACGATACAAGATGTACCGCCTCGGGCGTTATCAGGGCGGTGTGCTTATCCGTTCCCACATTTTTCACACACACGTATTCCTTATCGATCTTCTTTAGATATCGGGAAAGCTTTTGCATACCCTTGGGTTCCCCCATGGAGATACGTTTCCCCTCTCTGTAGATAGATGTGAGGCAGAGTCTTTTAGTTGTGATATCCACATAAAAGATGCGGCGGCTGGACGTCTCATATACCCGAGAATACCAATTACTGAAATCCCATAAGGACATTTTATTTTTATCATTATTCAAGAAGGGATAACCAGCGTTCTCCAACATTTTAAACGCGAGATCCCGCTGTGCCGTAGTATCATATGTTACCAGAAAGTATGTATTGCCCATGTGGGTATTATAGTTATTGTTTAGTAATAGGAGTGAAAAGGTCACGGAAACCCGCACCAAAGATCTCATTGATATCTTCCCGTGGATCTGTGAAGCGATCACCGCTAGACAGGTTGATCAGAGCGAAAATTTCCTTCCCGACCCTACACACCATGTACTCGGTACCATTATACATATACCGATCTCCCGGTGCAATGGGAGTGTTATAGGTGTATGAAACGTTTACCAAGGTAAGGCTTTCACGGCATTCATGAAATATATGCGCCCGTGTGGTATATCTATGGAGGTCGCCAGTACCAATATTACATAACGCGCTCTCTCCATTAAATAGTGGTGTCACCACAAACAAAGCGCCATGCTCATTGACAAAATGATCACCCCTCATTGGTAAGTCCTTAATCATATATGTATTATAGTGTAGTGTTTATCTCAGCACTCCAGCTTCGTTCGCGCCTCGACAATCTCTTCGATCTTTTTCCATGTAATTGTTTGGCATCCAACCGTGACGTTCTTCTTGGTAACTACCGCAGAATATTCTCCAACTCCTTGAACTGTAATAGCCATGGACCCATTCAACTCGCTAAGGATTTCCTCAATATCTTCTGGAAACTGGTAGTCATGATCCTTATCCCTATAACTTCCAGTTAGTTCCATGTCGGTCTTAACGTTGACAATGGGAAACCGTTCTTGAGGATACCGTGCTTGAACATCTTCCGTAGTATGCTCCTCCCCATGCCACTTATACCCATACTTCATCAGAAGGGATAAGAGACGCATTCTAGACTTGGCGGATTTCGTATCGATTGAAAAATCTCTCATATGTTTGTAGTTTACTGGTTTTCCTTCTTCGCTCGGGCGGCTGCGATCTCATCAAACTTCTCCCATGAGATTGTCTGACAACCCACCATCAAATGATCCTTATACACTCTCGCGCTATAATCACCAACCCCTTCGATTACAATCGGAGCCGATTGATCAGACAGATCCGCAAGAATAATATATGAATCTTGTGGAAACAGATGGGTGACATGCCTATAGTCGGAAGGATTTCCGGATATCTCCATGTCCTCGTCCAGCATAACAACAGGATAGTTATCCCATGAATACTTTTCATCGACATAGGATACCGTATAATCAGCGTCATTGTGCCACTTCGCACCCATCTTCATCAGAATGGATAGAAGCACAGTCCGGTGTTTTGCGGCATCTGTATGAATTGCGAAGCGTCTCATATGTTTATATTGTAGTGTTGATAGTGAAAGTGTTACAGCTCCCGTTGTGCGCTCGCGATATTATAAACTTCCTCAAGCTTATCAAACGGAATAGTTTGGCAACCAACCTTGGTGGTACCCATATGATCGATAACCGCATCATAGTTATCGGTCAACTTAACCGTGACAGGTTGCTTGATAACCTTGCGAATAACGAAGATAGGGAAGTTCCAGCCGAGATAAACCCCCCCGTCGCTGATTTCTTGAACCTCATGTTCCTTCCCCACATAACCATCCATGTTTTGGTTCCATGAATCAGACCAACCCATTTCCCCCCTAGTCGCGGCATGAGTGACATATACCTTATCGCCCTCTTTAAGGCCCATAAGTTCGATCATCACTGTCTGTAGTTCTGCGTATGTTTTCATATGTTTGTTGTGTTTGTATTAAAGTTATATATTATGCCCGTTGTTTAAGAGCGGTGTTATAGATCTCTTCCAGTTTGTCGAAGGGGATGATTTCATCGGACACCTTCACGGTTCCATTTGAATCAATCAGCACGTCATAATCCTTCGACAGATTGAGCGTAACATCAGGAACGCGGGATTCCGTCTTGGTAAGAACAAAGATAGGGAAACAATACCAATCGGCGTCCTTTAGAAATAGACCATTATCACGAATTGAATAAACCTCATAATTGTTACCAACAAAGGCGTCCATTTCCTTGACCCATGAGTTCCAGCCCAACTCATGAGTGGTTGCGCTCCTATTGATTGTGACCCGATCCCCCACCTTGAGGGTCATAAGTTCCACCATCGTTGCCTGTAGTTCTCTGTATGTTTTCATTGTTTATTCTTCGTTGTATTTGTTGTAAATTGTTTCGGAGATTTCATCCAGTTCGTCTTCAAATCTTCCAGCCGCATAATCACATATGGCGACCCCCGGTTCATTCCCAAGACAGAAAAAGATCGATGAGACATACCCATCCTTGGAAATATTGATCGATGCGACATGCCCATCCTTGGAAATATCTAAAGTCGCATCATCCACTCCAAGAATGTTTTCCAATGCTGTCTGGAATCCTAGATCGGAATCTTTGGTGTTGATAGGTTCCTCATCAACTTGTGTAAGGGTAAACCCTCGCTCGACCAATAGACTGAGAACGTCTTTCACTTCATTATAATAAGGATTATCTTCCAGTTTCATGTGTGTAATGTGTTGAGGGTTAGTTACTTAACTTCGGTCCACTTACCGTTCCAAGGGTTGCCGTTGAGATATGGAGTACCTTTGTCCGTATGAATCTGTAGTCCGCGAAGACCATTAAGACGCTCGCGGGTTATCTTGGTGTTATGTCCTGCCAAGGTAATAGATAGATTATCCTTGGAATCCAATCGGGCGATGGGGTGTCCATGTAAAGCCAGCAACGCGACCTTTCCCAATACGACAACCGCCGTATTGTTATCACACATCGGTTCACGATTTAGAAACGACTCTTGAATCTTTTTGGTTCCCTTTCTCATGTGGTTATTATATTCTAGTGTTTAACAGTACAGGATGAACAAACCCTGTATGTTTGGTTATCCAATTATAGAACGGATTGGGCTTGCTTCGACCTATAAGTTGAGGTTGACCCTTTGATATGTCAAACCTCCAGTGGTAAAACCTCATGGTATCCGTGGGCTTGAAAGCGGGCGAGGTTACTGTAAGTACCTCATTATCATTGGATACCACATAAAACCTATATGGTATCCAATGAAAGAGAATCCAGTCACCAACTTGGAAGTCCCTGCTGGACATTATCGGAAATCCTTGGTAATCTTAACCAGTTCGTCAAGCTTGTCCCATGTAATATGTTGGCAACCAACGTCGATCCCATCTTTAGAAACTTTCGCACTGTACTCATCAGTCAGTTGCATGATCACAGGAGACTTAGGGAATCCACCCGCCAAAAGATCCACGATCTCCGGGGCATTCTTCGGCCATTCGTACTCCATCATACCGCGTGAATTCCATGAATGACCACAGAAGTTGAGACGTTTATCGACACGAAGTCTTTCTTCCAATAGGATATATTCCCACCCGGAATACTTCTTATTAAGAGAGTTCACGTCCGAATCCCTCGTACCATCGTACCCGCTCTGGTATGCGTATCCTGCTTGTACCAAGATCGACAGTAAGAATGGTTGACTAGTCTTATCACATTTAATTTTAACGTCCATATATTTATTTGTTTGTTTATTGAGATTTATACTTAATGGTTGACTCCGACGAACTTTACAAGTTCTTTGAACGTGTCATAAGGGATTAGCTGACAACCCACCTTGATACCGTCCTTAGTTAGTTCGGCGTTATAGTCCTTGGTAAGCTTGAATATAGGACAAGGAGAAAGTTCTTCGATGATCTTGATACAGTCAAGCGGCCAACTGTAATCCGTTTCTACCGTAGGCGCATAAGAAGTAATACTAAGAGTTTCGGTATTAAACCCTAGAATGGGCCAATCACAAGTATTCACTTCATCGATGAAATGTTCCCATTTCGTATATTCCCAACTCCTCCGGTCATACACGTACCCATACTTGACCAACAGTTCAAACAATGGCCTGCGATTCGATTCTTGGGGAATATTGATTTTTACGTTCATATGTTTAGAGGTTATTGTTTACGGACTTGTTTGGAAGCTTCCACCAACTCGTCGAACTTCTCCCATGTGATAGTCTGACAGCCGACTTGAATGTTCTTGGCGGAAACGGTGGCGGTATATTCCCCCACGTTGTCCACCACGATAACCTTGGTGGTAAGATCCTCGATGATCTGAGCGGCATCTTGCGGCCAAACGTAGTCTTCCGAACTTCCAGTCCCGCAAATAGATCCTGTAGGTTCTACGGCGATTCGTGGATACATATTAAAATCATATATCCTATTCACCAGAGCCGGATCTTGTGTGGTATCGTGTGAGTGTTTATGCCAGATGTATCCATATTGGAAAAGAATCGCCAGCAAAGCCGTACGATCTTCCGATGTTTTGGTTAGTATTACCTTTCGTTCTTGTATCATATTATTGTTTAGTTGTTGTAAATTACAGATTACGAATTTCCTTCGCGATCTCTGAAAGTTCGTCGAACTTCTCCCATGTGATATCCTGACAGCCAACAGTGATGCCGTCGATGCTAACCACTGCGGAATAATCATCCGTCAATTGCATCGTGACTGGTTGTGACTTCTTCAATTCCTTGCTGAGATAATCCAGTACTTCCGTTGCTTGGAAAGGCCATGCAAAAGTGACCACGCTATCACCCTTTCGAGGATGCCAAGAATCATTACAGAAGTTAAGTTGCTTAGGATCTCTAGGATCTCCAGGATCTCTAGGTTCGATAAGAACGTATGCCCAATTGTTATACATACCAAGTTGCTCCACGGTTTTATGGTACTCTCGGGAGAAACCAGCGTTGACCAATACGGCCAGCAAAGAATTACGATGTTCTAGAGAACTTCCAATTTTAATGTTTGTCATGTTGTGTGATTATTACTTGCGAACTTGCTTGGACCCTTTAACCAGCTCGTCGAACTTCTCCCATGAGACAAGTTGACAACCAATCTGTAAACCTTCCCTACCTAAGACGGCAGAGTATCCCGCGACATCTTCCACTGTAACATTAGGATTCATTACATCATCCAATACGCTTGCGGCGTCTTCCGGCCAATCATACGCGGAGAGTTTATAAATAGTTCCTGAAACCCTTCCATCTGGAGCAATCCCGATAGTTGGATAGCTGCCTTGCGAATACTCTTTTTCTACCCTCTCGGGATCAGTAGAATGATCACTCATTCCTTTATGCCAAATGAATCCATGTTGAAAAAGCAGGGCCAGAAGTCCGTTGCGATCCGTTGCGCTCTTCGTATTTACGTATATTTTCTTAATCATATATTAGTTGTGTTGTGTGTTTATTACTTGCGAACTTGCTTCACCAGTTCCGTGAGTTCGTCGAACTTCTCCCATGTGATATCCTGACAGCCAACAGTGATGCCCGTGTGGGTCACAATAGCTTCATAATCATCGGTCAATGTCATGGTTTTCGCGGAAGTGATAATTTTTAGGATTTTAGCCGCGCTTTCCGGCCACCTATAAGAATCCGTATAAGAGTTATCCCGAATCCATGCGTCTGAACAGAAGTTGAGATCTTCCGGGGCGGATACATCGACAAGAACATTGGGATAGTCGGCCTTAATGTTCTTGTCAACCGCGCCTACGGTGTCCAGTTTTCCACAACTAAAGGAATTATAGCTATATCCCATATGGAACAGGATAGCAAGAATAGTTCCCCGATTTTCAATGCCGCTGCATTTAATGTGTATTTGCTTACTCATGTGTGTATTGTATTCTAGTGTTTAATGATGTTGGTTGGTGAGGGCGACAGGAGTCGAACCTGCATTGAATCCGTTACGGTACTACGCCTTAGAAGGACGTTCCGATACACCCCCTTGAAAAATTACGTCTTGATCCTTATCGGTAACTAACGGAGTTTTGTGGTCAAGTTCAAAAGGCAAACTACCCGCCAGATCCAAGGATGATTGAAGCCATGCCGCTCTTATACGATCCTTATGTTTTTCTACAAGATTGTTTAGTGTCGCTATAACTTCGTTTGCTTTCTCATATGGATAAATCGCAAGGGGATTGAACCATCCTTGATAGGTTGGGACATATACCTGTCCCGACTCAGGGTTTATCTTCTCGACGGACCCATATAAAACGTATGGGTAGATATCGTATTTCCAAAATGCTACAAGTTTCATATATTATAAAGGGAGTGCATCCATGTCAAACTCTTCGATACCATACTCGTCATGGCGTCCTAAACGATGCGCGTCCCGATCCGAAACATAGATATCCAAGTTATCTTTCGCAGTTTGTTCGGAGCTATACACCCCCAATATAACGGTAGATTCATAGTTCCAAGATGCGGTCAGTACGTATGCTTTCATATAGGTATTATAGGGTAGTGTTTATTCCACTTCTTCAATCGTGATCATGACCTTCTTGCCCACATAAGGAAGAAGAATAAAATCGAGGTACTCTGAGTCCACGGGGGAAGTAGGAATGCTGAAACCATAGCAACTGTTATCCAGAACTCCCACAATAACTTTCTTGTTGTCGATGTTGTCCATATGATTAGTTAGTTGAGATATTTGACAGAGTATTCCTGACATGCTTCAAGTCCTGACGGATCGTTGATGTTTCCGCGTGCATGAAGGGCAGGAGCGGCCCATGAAGCAGGTTTGTATAGATTGCCAGTGGTCTTGTCAACGAAGGCGTACGCGCCAACTCCACGACCATCACGGGCATCACAGATCTTCCAATACCGTTTACCAGTGGTAAAAACCCGTGGACGGTTGGGATACTTCGCGTTGAGAGCAACCATGAAATCTTCGATTGTCGTTGTCATGTCCTTATTATAGGCTAGTGTTTATCCCAGCGAGTTCCGCGAACTTCCTATCGAACGCGGGAATCTTGGAGTCATCATAGAAAGGGTCCGCGTCTGTATTCATGATCTTCATGTATATGTCAAAGTCTATACAAGCCAATGACTCCATAAACGCCTGTCCTTTCCTAAAATGAGGGTGATTCTTCATGTACTCTTGAGCCACGTAGTGAAAGTTGGAATATTGTTCAGTACCCATAATGTTATTATAACCTAGTGTTTATTAGATATCTTGATATTATCACACATTTAGTTACTTCTAAGTTAGAAGCATCCAAAACAGACTACGTGGAAGTAGTGTGATTTTCTGTTTCTAGGGGCGGGGGGAGTTGAACCCCCTATCCTCGGTTTATCTTGGAATGTCTCAAATAAATGTGACACTCCTAGAGAGACCGACGCATTAACCGTTCTGCTACACCCCTCTTTAAAGTAGCTCCAGTGACTTCGACATCACAATCCTTTCGGCGGCAGATTTTTGACAAAAGATAGGAGATTAGTACTATCTTCTGATAAGAAGTCTGCTGGGTATACATTCCCCCATGGAGCCATTGAACCATTATTTATCTTCCACATCAACCAACAGATTATTATAAGCATCTTCTTTCATATCCTCATAATAACCAGAGTTGGTAATGAAATCCCCGCGAGACTTATAAGAACATCCTCCAAGGGTAGCACTACCCTTAAACTCTCCCCAATTTGCAGTAACAGTTACCATACACCACGCCCAAGGATTACTCCCCAAATCTTCGAGAATATCTCTAACCATTTCCGCATCGGCTTCATCATCCCCTGACGCAAAATATCCTGACGGATGATCCCATTCTTCTGCAATGGTAACTTCAATATACACTTCATCGATAAGCGGCATACGATTATGTTCAAGCGTCAAATCTGCTTTCATATCATCCAATAGCGTATTGATTGCCATACGATAATCCTCGATAATTTCATAAGTACGTTTCAGGTGGTTCATAATATTATTTCTTCTACGAGTTTCTTAAAAGACATTCCTAGTTGTTCAGTCACATAAGTACACAGTGAATGAAGTTTGAATTGTTCACCGAAGAGCTTGCCCCATTTACGGGACTCTTCTTTCATATATTCCTCCAACCCTGTTTTATGGTCAGGATGGTTCTTGATAAAGACTTTCTCCAATGCCTTATACGAAGTCCAATCCACATCAGGATTCTTCAAAGGGTTGTGTTGTAGCCTTGAGAGCTTTCCAAGGTACAGTCGGGCGGGTAAAGTGTCAAGTAATTTCATAAGGTACCCTTTCCAAATCTTCTTTCAAGTTCCTTCTTACTATCTTGCTTTCTTCTAAGTTCAAACTCGTACCGATCAAGATATGCAATGGCTTGTTGACGTGCGGTTGCCCTCAACAAAGGGGTACAATTCTCCACATCGACCTGACCTACAACAGATGCCAACGCCTGTTCATATAGATCGAATTCCTCTTCCGACAACTTACTAAGGATCGTATCCATCGCATCCAAAGAGGTTGCGTACGACAGTCCATCATAATAATGTTTCCAATCCGCACCCCATGTTGTACGGTACGTTTCCGCCTCATGCGCGACATATTCACTAAGTTGACTATCGGTTAGGTGATCCATGTGTCTATTCTACGCTAGTGTTTAACCAACATCTTTATCATAATACGCCTTACAGAAATCCGTTTGAACTCGTTTCCTACGCGCTTTCATCGCTTCTAAAGCAAGCTCAGTGTTTTTTATATCCTCGTTCAGCTCTACCATATACAGCTTATACACCGCATACAAGTCAGTCTTGTTTTTCGCCGTTGGCAAGAAACGAATCTTCTCTATAAGAGCATGGAACGATCCACTTAAAGTTTTCATAGTTTTGTTTTTCTATACTCATGCACCCAAGAAACAATCTTGTCTTGGACAGACTTCGGATGCCCGAAAGTCTTTGCCCTTCTTCTTATACTCATGTCGTTGGGACATTTCCTAGCATACTCCAGCAGTCCCAATATATGTATCCCGAAGTTACACTCAGGGAAATTATAGGGGTTGTTCATATATACATTCTACGCTAGTGTTTATTTCGTGAGGTTTTATAAAGTCTAATATGTAACCTTATGTGGGTCTTTCGATCCATAACAAAGGTAGGGTACTTACCTCCCCACATATCACAGACATGTCCATCGTGTCTAAGAGGAAACAAACGCCGTATCCACCATATATTAGTGTTCAACCCGCTGCCATCCTTCCCTATGAAGTCTGTACTCCACCATTTGTCTTACCGACTCCGCGATATCATAGATACATAGGTGGGCTTTATCCCGTCCATAATTGCGAACTTTCTTACCTATTTCATCCGCGAAGACTTTACGTTCCAGACTGATAATCCTTTCAAGTATTTCTGGTCCTGTTTCCATAATAAAATAGGTTTACCAACGATGATAGCAAGGATTGTGGCGGTTCGCCCAATCCCGGTCAAACTCGTTGTCCTTGATTTGCTGGTCAATTATAAGTTCCGCTTTTGCTCTTGTCGCGGCGAACTGCCCATTTACTTTATACCCACCATCATCCCACTTATCGAATAACGATGGATGTACCACTTCTACCTCATATCCTCTATAGTAATATCGGTCCATATGTTTGATTTTTTTAGGGGGGGATTGAACCCCCCGTTTACTTACTCATATGTTATTGAGCTTCTTCTTGCGGCTTGTTGTTACGGGTAGGAACATCCGTAATATAAGCCAACTTCTTCATGGCGCGGGTGACTGCCACATAGGACAGATTGCGCTCTTGTTTAAGTTGTGCTTCAGTCACCGCATACTTGCTAGGAACGAATTGCGCCATACCCATCAGATAAGCGTTTTCGAATTCAAGACCCTTTGCCTTGTGAATGGAACTAAGAGTAACAATGTTCGCATTCTTCACATCACCGGAATCGGTGAACATGTTGGAGATAAGAGTCTTGAGACTTTCCACAGTGTGTTGTCCCAAAGCTTGGCAACGTTCGATCAGAATGATCATGGTCTCCATCTTGTCTTCAAGAAGTTGCATCTTGGCCTTGGAAGCTTTCTCAAACTCGCGGTCAAAATACTTCACAAGTCTTTCAGTGAAAGTATTGAGGTCTTTCACCTTCCACTTGTTGCAAAGAGTGATAAGATTCTGGCCAATGTCGCGACCCTCAATCCGGCAACCAATACCCTTGCGGATAAGTGCGAATGCCAAGGCAACATTAGGAGCATTGTTACGGCAGATGATGCCATCCTTCGCGGAAAGATTCATCGTATCGACTTGCGCCAGAAGATCATCATACTTCATGCTGACAATCTCGCCATCACCATTCTCTTCGAAAGCTTCGATATGGGGTTGATACTTTTGCGCTTCCTTGATGATGTTCTTCCCGCAACGATAGCAGATAGACAGGGGAAGTTCAATACAGTTGAACATTTCCTTGAGAAGATTCATCGAATCGCTCTCCGCACCAGTGAACGCATAGATCGCTTGATTCTCATCACCGATGATAAGCAGACGCCCACCATCCTTAAGAATCTTTGCGATGAACAACTTACGGGTAACGTTGGTATCCTGCGCCTCATCGACAATCACCCAATCATATTGAGTGCATTTGATATCATAGATAAGCGGAAGATAGATCATGTCCGCAAAGTCAATGTTGCGGAAATCGCGGTTGGACTCACGCAGAACATCCTTGGCGATATCAATAACTTCATAAAAGTCCACGTCCGCATCAAGAGAGATATCCTGAGTTTGAATGATTTCCATCCAAGCTTCGTTGTCATCAATGGAACGTTGACCCTTAACGCCGAACGCATATTCCTTCGCAAAGCCGACAAGCTTCTTGATGAAGGGAATCGCAGCGATAAGTTCCGGAGTTTGGCAGTAACGTTCAGTGATAAAATACACCTTGGAATCGGTAACGTTCACGCGACCCTTGGACTTGATAAGATTCTGCATCCCTTCACTATGGAAGGTTGCGGCACGGGCATTGGGTAAGCCCATGTTGGAAAGTTTGGCAGCAAGAGCCATTGCTATACGCTTGTTAAAGGCGAGACTAAGAACATTTCCAACCATAAGAGGCATAGACGAAATTGCCGTCGAGGTTTTGCCCGAACCAGCTACCGCGCCCACAATACAATTTCCTTTTCCATACTGTACCCAATCATAAATGGCAGTTTGATATTTACTCGGTTTCATTATGACGTAATTATATTGTAGTGTTTAACTTTGATCCTGCATCCAATTCAAAGTCTTATAAATAGCTTCCGCTCTTTGCGCTGCGGTCGCGCCAATACAGCAAGTTAAAGGTGTACTAGCGACGGTTCTGTTCATATCCCGGGCGACAATTTCCCTTAACTCACAATGATAGTTTAAGACGTTCGTGAAGTTTATCAGTTTTGATTCTACCTTATGTGTTTCATTAAGATCGTTAAAATAATCAGGGAGATTGCCGCCAAGGTCAAACTCGTCATGGCACCAATATGGGTTTAAATTTCCACCCTCCTCGTCAATATGAGGTCTGAGTATTTTCCACCCACACCCCATACCAAGTGTTGTTGCTATACATTGTTCAGTTGCACACATATCAGTACTATCAATTAGTGTTTAACACTCTTCCCACAACCGGGATCGACTTTATAGTTTCATATAAGTTGTAAGGTTGGAAGAGGTTAAAAGGCAACACCATCAAGCAGATGTTCCATGAAATAGTTCGCGGCTAGGATCAGTAGAAAGATCGCCGCCCATAATAGTAGTTTTCGTATCGTCTTCATAAGTTAAAAATTAAAGGTAGGAACAGGGGCGAGTGTACGTTCCAGACGAGCTTGGATAACCTTCAGTTCCCGCTGAAGATCTTCAAGTCTCTTCTGATTAGGATCTCCCAACTGTTTAAGATAGATACGATCACCACAACGACTACAAATCTTCAACCCGCTCCTGTATACATATCTTCCAAGACGGGCGTTCCACCTACGTTGTTGAATACCTTTTAACCCATTCTGGATATGGTTGTGCATGGTCGTGGAGATAGCAAACTCTGTGTTACATCCACAAGTATAGATATGGCGAAGTTCGCGTTTAACCTTTGTAACAGTTGTGTCATAGTTATGGCACCTATCCGCAGGAATACCATACACCCTCGTCATGATGTACTCCCACTCATAACCATGCGGGCGAAGCTTTTTACCCACTTGTAGATAGAGAAAAAACTGCACATAATGCGCGACTTCGTGCGTCACGGTGTTCTCGTAATCTTCCGGGTGATGTTCAGCCAAATCCAATTGGAACATGAGTTCCCGCTTTGTCTTGGAATAGTTCATGGTGCATCTTCCACCAGTAGTACCGCTCCTTCTAAACTCAATGTTTGTCGGGCGAGGGAATGGTTGTTTATAGTAATTCTCCGCAGTGAGAAAACATGCTTCAACCTTATCGAGGATTTGTTGTTTCATGGTAGGCATGTCCGTATTATGCTCTAGTGTTTAACTCCACGTTCTTTCAAGCCCTAGTAAACTTTGATTCCCAATCACCGAAAGCTTCGAATGCAGTGGACATTAAACCCGCCCAATGCCCCCCAGTCTTATCTTGAACAAGAATCCATAGATCAAAGTCCGGTAACTTTTGAAGGGTGTAATGAATCTCATATCCATCCACGTCCCCGTATAAAAACTTATCACCACTCTTTAGATCATCGTGTTCAGTAATCATGTCGTTATTGTATGGTAGTGTTTAACTTACATTTCGGATCGAGGTACCAGTAGTTCCACCGTGTACTCAATATCTTCCGGTTGACAATCGTACTCCTGATCCCATGTAACCTTAAAACTAACCGTGTTACGGTTTATAGATTTATTGAGTTTGGTTACGATATGGTCGTTTAGAATCTCTTTAATCTCTTCTTGTGTCAGTGTTAGTTTCATATGGTTATTCCAGTGGGTAGTCGATGTAACAACGAATCAAAAAGTTTCTCACCGGAGACTTCGAACTGTTGTATTTTTTATAACATTTAACAGGATCGTTGAAATGTTCTTGTGCGTTTAAAATCTCCAAGAACTCTTCAACTCCCGCGTCACTTAAAGAATGTAAAGCTTGTAAGCAATCAAAGAAGAACATGTCATATCCTCTCGGCTGCCAGTCCCAATCACCAAACCCGTCTTTTACCATCGTAAAAGGAATGTTTTGGCGTAGTTGATGAAAGTACCATATTGCTTGTGGTTTGTTCATGATAGTATTAGCATAGAAAAGTTACGTTATAGTGCCTAAGTCCTCTAGGGTTAGGTTCCAATACGGTAATACCATGAAGATTGATGTTACAATCTTCCCATGATTCAACCGTTCCGCTGTACTTCGGTCTAAAATAACAGGGAAGATCGGGGTTAAACTCTTTGAGTTTGTCTATGATTTCTCCTACCGTCGCAGCTTTTAACACATTGTCCATAAATTATGATAGTAAGTCTTTCCAGATGTTCTCCACTCGTTCCATCAAACGTTTCTCCCAACCGGGAACCCTATTGATACGCTTGCTTTTGATAAGACCTTTGTTGGTGATGGTACTAATCGCAGATACCCGGATGGCATCCTGACCTACACCCCGACTTATCCCACTGTTCTTATGAATGGATGAATAGACTTTTATCAGAACCCAAGGTCTGGTCTTAAGACTTTTCGTATAAACAATCTCTTGTGCGTACCCGGAAAGTTCCTTATTCCAATTCTTCTCGGGTTTGAATATCGCATCAAACTCCCCTTCAAGAATCGTACAATAGGTGGCTGACATGGCCTTAGTATATCCTAGTGTTTAAATATGCCTCCCCTTCCGATATTATTCGATCTATCACCCAAGATTGATATAGTCGGTTGCCTTTGGCATCATACCCGTTGTCATACAAGTCATCATTGGAAATACAGTGCCACACTTCACCAACCCGGACAGGATGGAAGCTTAACATATCGTTAAATTCCCAAGTTAAACCATCACATCTGCTATGGGCAGAACCGTAAGAGCTTCCATCAACATCGGAGTACCATTGGCTATTCGGGATAGAGTCATAACATCTAATGTTGTCCGGTATGTCGGATAATACCAACCCATACTCTCTTTCATGTTCTTCCCATGTCATGTCACTATCATATCCTAGTGTTTAAATATCCAATCCCACCATGATTCTATACTCGCCATGGTTTTTAGTTCGAAGCTTTTCCACTATTCGAACACAATCCTTAAAACTCAGATTGTTTGTCACTTGCGCCCAATCATCCAAGTCCTGATGAAACTCAAATACACTCATGCTTTGTATAGGAATGTCCTTCCCATTGTATGTGAACTTCTCCTCGTTTTTCATAATCAGTTATCTCTCGTATCCCTATAGCCACACATGAATATGAATGCGAACAACAATCGTAGGGAATATTTCAGCCATCCTTCCAGACACCATGAGTATGTATTGGTAACACCTTCAATGATAATCGGCCATTCAAGCTCACATAGTTTTCCGCTTTGAATGGTATAGCAATACCCGATCAGCCCGATCACAAGAAAGATTAGATATCCCATCCCTGTTTTAGCATTGCCAAGTATTAGAAACGCTCCACCTAATCCACTTACGAATCGTAGAGACGTTCCTATATTATACCAATCGATATCACAGCAGCACCCGAATCCTATAAGGACTAATCCAATAAACAAACGGAATCCTCCCAACATGTTAAGTAAGTCCTTAATCATAATATCTCCATTCCAAGCATATGACCCCCTCCCATGATTATCTCACGGGATGGGGATTATGCGCCTACCTATACAGGGTTATTACACCGCCACTTCAACAATGGTTTCCGGTTCATCGGTAGTTTCCGCTTCACCATCCACCGACACGCCTTGCGCGGCAAGTTTAGCTTGGACCTTGGCAAGCTTCCGCTCAAGAGTTGCCTTGAGCTTTTCTTCGGGAGTCAGTACAACCTTCTCCTGCTTAACCTTCACCAAACCAAGAGTCTTGGCAAGGACTGCGAAAGTGTCAACTTCCACGCCATCGGCCAAACCAATACGGTTGTTTGTGGCAATCTCAATAAGAAGACGAACCACGCCCTTGTCACCAAGGTTCAGTTCTTCTTTCAGAGTATTGATAATGCCCTTGTCTGCTTCGTTGGTATTCACCACGAACTGTTTTGTTTTGTTTGCTGTATCACTCATACTTTTTTATCCTATTCTAGTGTTTAATGTTGTTGGCTTCTAAGAGTTCTTTATGTAGAGCCACCAGATCATAAAGAGTTTGGGCGGGAAACGTCTGACACCCGACCACCACCTTGTCCACATAGACGCTGGCGTTGTATTGTTCATTGAGAGTTAAATCCTTGCTCTTCGGAGGAGCGGAGTACGCGGATAAAGGAATGTAACTTGTTAGTTTAAGTTTATCGAGTCGTATGACCAACACAACACAAAAACCATCACGGTCAAAATCCTCTTTTATCGCGGGAGTAACGTATGCGCGATTCAGTTGTCGAATATCCATTAGAAGGGTCGCGTCCGTAACCGTACCCGTTTCATATTCTAGAGCGGCTTCATGTCCTATAAGACCCATGCCTTTCTTATATTCTTCCATCGGATCTAGAGCAATAGGCTCAAACCTTTTTCTAGAAAACCAACTAATATAGTCTCCATCCTTAGTATAAACGTCACATAGGCCGCCGTCACGACCTCCAGAAAACTGAGCAATTCTATACACTTCTCCTACTACCAGTTGGCCCGTCCACCCTTCTTTACACCGCATCAATGTTGTTTCTCTTTCCATGTTATTATTCTTCTAAGTTTGTCCATTCCTTTTGGTGGCTATTCGATTTCTTTATGCAGAGCCACCAAATCATAAAGGGTTTTAATTGGGAATTCCTGACACCCCACTTTAATTTTGTCCGCGTACACCTCGGCGGTATATTGTTCATTAAGAACCAAGGATTTGTGTATCGCTGCGGGACGACATAGTTCCAAGGGGTGATTCGCTCTACGTCTAGATTCTGATTCCGTAGTCAACACGATGCAATATTGCTTGTTGTTGAATCGCTCTCGGATATCTGGAGTATCATAATCATATACTAACTGCCGTTCATCCAATAGAAGAGTGGCGAACATAACCTTTCGAGTAACAACGACACCCTCGGTCTGTATCTCTACCCATGTTCCGATAAGGTTTAGGGCATCGCTGTATAACTGTTTGTAGTCCGTACAAAGTTTTTCAACTATCGGACGAAACCTCTTTGAACAATATATTCCAAGATAGACTCCATTCTCGGTATAGACTTTATACATGTCCTCCATGTAATTCTGTGAAGTTACCCTATAAGTTTGTCCATGTACCAAGTCTTGGATACGCTCCACACACTCGACAAGTTTTGTTTCCATATTATTCTTTTTCTAAGTTTGAATCCTCCCACCAATGTTCCTCCACTTTGAAACCATCATCCATGGATTGTTCCCATTCGAATTCCTTCTGTGAATTATACGCCCATTCAAGAGTCATTGAGTAAGCAACAAACATTGCCGCTACTAATGAACCATGTGTAGAATGAACCACATAGTCTGCACCCGGTGGTTCCCAATAAGATCCCCCGGTAGTGTGGACATATCCTACTTCAAAGGACTTCAGAGATCTATCCGCCACAATGGTAATGCCCCATTCCTTAGCTTCGATCCCCCATGGGAAGTCCCAATCACACATATCCGTAGAAACAAACTGTAAGGTAGTATCTAGGGATTTGATATGTTCGTTGAAGTTTTTCACATCGATATCCAACCGCGCCGTGGTATGAATGAGGTTGCGAATGACTAATTGATCTTCCGTACCATATTCATCCTCGGCGTTGTGCCAATCCTTATAGGGAGTCTTCACCCACAATTCCGACCAAACTTCACCGTCCTCACCGAACAGTTTATTTTCAAACTCGATTGTATCCAAGCTCATGGTCGTATTATACGCTAGTGTTTATTGTAGGAACCACGCGAACGCATCCTTGATAACCGTAAGGTTCACCTGTCCATAACAGATCCATTTGACCCATGCGAAGAACCAGAAGAAGAAGTCCATGACCGCCCAAAACTTAGGCCATTCACTATTCGCAACCACGTTGATATGGTACCCTAGAATACCCGTAAACAACGAAATTAAAAGTAGAACGATTTGTCCTATGGACGATCCCCCCGCTATTTGTATTATTACTCA